TTAATTTAGCCATTTCTTGCCTCCTTGCGCTGCATCAATCCCTAATCTAATTCCTGCGCATTGCTTAAATAAAAATGCGTCCTTGAACTGAATTACTCTAATTTGTGCAGTAGGGTAGAGAATTTGAAAATGCTCTATCGCCTCCTCTAAATCTGCACGACTTCTTTTCCCCTTTGCGTGAATGATAGGGGCTTGTGCATTGCCTAAGCTAATTTCTAGCGTGTAGTGATTTAAATTAATTTCCTTGATATTCGTTAGCTTACCTTGCAGGGTATAGGTGCGATGAAAACTTAAAATAGCCTCTTTGCTTTCTCCCGTTGCGATAACAATCGGCATAAAAGAACCCTCAAAAACATGAACGCCAGCAGTTAAAACAAAAGCGGTTTTACTCATAGCTTACCCCCTGTAATTTCTCGCCCTCAATGCGCTCAATATTTAGTCGCTCAATTTGAGCCACTACCTCGCCGAACTTATGAATTAGATAACCGTTAGCTTGGTTGAAGTCTTTTAGGGTAGCTTGATTATCTCGGCAACATGTTCCCCCTTGAGATTTAGCCAGCGCATTAAAGAGCTTGCCACCAGCTTTCAATCTGTCGATTAAGTCCATCATTTCATCACGCATTTTAAGCTTATGATGAAAATCATCGGGGTAAACGTCTAAACACTTGCGATTGCTGTCTAAAATTAGCTTAAATTGGCGCGTAAGCTGGGCAAATTGAAAGGCTAAGGGATTAGCCCATAGTTTCCCTTGATATTTGCTTTTAGCCTCGCCTTGCGCTTCCTGTTGCGTTTTTGAGATCTCCTCAATTTTGAGGTTACCTAATTTTTTAACCGCACTTTTAATTGTTTTGCCACTTTCGCAAATCGCTTCAGCGTTTCGCAGTTTGCTTTCGCAGTTTTTAACCAGCTCATTTTTGAGCTCGTTAGGGTGTACGCCGTTGGCTGATACACTACTATCGCTTGCTAAATTCTTAGTGCGGTTCATTTCATTCACGAACTGATTTATCTTTCTTTGCTGGTTGTTTTTCTTCCATTGCTCAAGCTGTGCCATTGCATTAGTTGGTTTCATTTTCTTCCCCTTTCAAAATCGTGATCACTTCTAACACTCGACCGCAAATATCGGTTTGCCCTATTTCGTGCTTACATTTGATTTTTGCCTGTAACGCCTCTCTAAGCGTGCCATATTCGCCCGCTATGAATTGGTCGCCGTTGTCATAAACAAAGATTAATTGATAGGGTAGGTTCGGTTTAATCATCATTTCTTTCAATCTCCCCATCTAAGCCACCAGCAAGATAATATTCGCTTAAGCTGGCGGTTTCTCTTAACGCATTGAGAAGATAGGCGTTTGCCTTGATTAATCCCCCGATATGTTTCACGTTATCGTTACTCATTGCCTCCCGTGTAAAATCCTGCTCTGTGTCGGCAAGATTGCCTAGGGTTTGCATTAAGTCGCCTAAGTGCATCAATCCATATTCGATAGACTCACAAAGATTTTCAGATTCACTGCGTAAGTCTGTTAATTTTTCCTTACTCATTGGTACAGGGATTTGCTTGTAGTTGTTAATGTCGTTAAAGTCCGCCATCTCTTGAAGTGCAGATAAAATTGATTGATTAAACATTTGCGCCCCCTTGTGTTACAGGTACAGAAAGGGTAGGAAATGTCGCTAAAGTGCGGTTGTTTTTGGGGTAGATTTTCATTGTTGGATTTCTCTTTGGTTTAGTAAGTAATGAATTATCGCCCTTAAATGGGTGTGATAAGGGTTCAACTGCTACCAAAGAATAGCCCACGTTATTCGTGCTTAAAGCCTTATTTCCGTGTGTCGCCCTTACCACAAATTCGATATAAGACAACGTGCCTAATTTTTTAGGAACGTGCAAGGAATGAATTTTAGGTAAAAAATACCGCTTAAATGACGGTTGCGGTTGCCGTCTTTGGTTTCAGTACTTTCAATACTACCTGCATCTTCACATTTCGGCAAGCTGTGATTTTTCCCATTAGTTGAAAAAGTGCGGTTGTTTTTAAGTGGGTTTTGGTTGATTCTGCCAACGAATAACAAGGTGTCGCCATCGGTAAAACGTGAGCGTGCTTGTTGTTCATTATCGGCAAGAAGTCTGATTTTGATTTGAGGTGCGCGTGATAGCGCGAAAATGAATTGATACATTTTGCGTAACTCCGTATGTAAACACTTGAGAGTTACCGCGTAAAGTTTCGAGGCTTTGGCGGTAACGTGTAACGGTCTCGAAAACTGCCACATACGGTTAGCAGCAAAGGGCGAACCTTTACCGCTACACGCTACCATTGAGAGAGATTTGTAGATTTGATGAATAAAAACAAAATCCGCAAATTCTTTGGGTGTGCGAATGTTACGCATAAAAAAAACACGCTTTAGGCGTGCTCTGCGCCGTATGTAAATAAGTCGAGTTTCGAGGCTCGGCAATCGTTTTTTTCGACTGCAGGGAAATAATGCCAAATTTCACCGCACTTTGTAAAGGGTTTGAATTGTAAAAGTTTTCATCATTGCTATAATGCTTGTGAATTAGGTTCATATTAATGCCTAGTTTAATTGGTTGCATAAGATTATTCCTTAGTTACGCCGTAGGGTTGCTTATTTCCCTATGGCGTTTTGTTTTATAGGGTTGCTGCAAGGCTAAAAGCCACCAGCAATAAGGCGATAAAAATTAGAAATTGAAGAATTTCGGTAAAGTCGTTCATTGTGTTTCTCCTTTATTCCGCTCTTTCACGCTCTGCCAGTTCGGATAATCTGCCTTTTCGCTCGTGATAGCTCATATCAAGATTGATTAAGGCTGTGTTCGTTGCTTGTAATGTTTTTAATAGTTTCAGTTGCGATACATTAAGCGCATCTCGAACATTGCCTACAATGCCGTGTTTAGCTTTCCATTTCCGCACATTTGAACCAATAACAAGGCTATCTAGCATTTCTTGGTTTTGGCTGTAGTGATAGGCTTTAGGTTTCACGCCCGCCCGCACTAATTGAGCCTTGATTGCATCGGTCATTTCCTTGTTTCGGTCTATGCTTTCCAATCTCTCTATAGTTTTTGATAGGGTGTTTTTATATATGGCAGGCGATGAAGTTCTTAGTTGTTTTTCAGCCTCGATAAAATGCTGTCTTATTGCTCGCCCTATTTCGTTCTTTTCCATTAAACAAAGGTGCTTAGCCATATCTAAAGAAACGATATAATCAATCAGCTTTTGCGGTCGTGCCATCGTTGAAAGCTGTTTATTATTTGTGCTCGCCAATTCGGGGGAGCTCAAATTTTCTACAATCAAAAAATCTTGATTTTCGATAAAGCCTGCTTGTTTAATTCTGGCTCTAATCCATGTGGAATAATCCCGCCCCACTTTTAAGAATCGGTGCACATCTCGGGCATTGATTCCGCTCACGCCATTAAAATGGTTCTGCGGATTGGCTAATAGGTTGATAATTTCTGCTTTGCTTGTATCAAGCCCTGATAGATCTAGTTCAATTCTATTTTTCATTGTCTGCCTCCTGTTTTCTTTTTCTCATCATCTCTAAGTGTTTTTTCGTGGTGTAAAAACTCGTTTCTAATCGCTCGTTCTTTCGCAGCCCCGCCGTCATCTTCGTAAAGCTATCTATTTCGCTCTGAATCGCATTAAGACGCTGTTCTAACACTTGAATAACGTCATCTATCGGGTACGGTTCGTTATCGTCATATAGGCTCATAAACGTGAAGATTTGATGCGATTTTCTATAGTGTTGAATGGCTTGTTGAAGCAATAAGCTGTTATGTTTTGCTATGGTGCATTTCACTATAAATTCTCCTCTTGGGGTTCATCGCTAAAGGTTACGTTAATCACAGTAGGCAAGGGTTTTATATCGCCCTCAAGATTGATTGTTTGTTTATCAAAGCCTAAAACTTTTGCTTGACCCATTACGGCTGATACTGCTGAAGATAGATTGCCCTTTTTCATTGCTTCGCTGTAAATATCTTCTAGCTTGTTCAAAATATCGCTCACTGTAATGTTATGTTCCTTGCGGTGTTCTGCCCGCAATGCCTCAATTCTTGCCTTAATCTTGCTGTTTTCCATTAAATCAAAGGCTCGGCGATTTACGGTTTCAGGTTTCATATTTTCAGCGTCATAGGCTCGGCGATAGGCTTCGCTTGCGTTACCTGTTTCAATGTAAAACAAGCAAAAATCACTTTGTTTAACCGTTAATTCATTCATCATTTCTTCTTCCTTTGCCTTGTTGAGCAACTCACGGTAAATAACTCGCATCAGCTTTGTGTTCTTGATGAATAGCCAACACTTCAATTTGCCGTTTTAAGTCGTTTACTTGCTCAATGGCACAATCCACTTCTTCAAGGATTAACTCATAGATTTGCTTAGGGGTTGCTGGTGGACGGTTCCCGTCTTTATCTGGATAGTCAAGAATTGTGCCCTTGATTGCCGTGTCGGTTATGTATCGTAAGCGGTCTAATGTTCTTGAAATCGTCCATAGCGTAGCGTGCTTGCATTTTTCGGTATTGGTCTGTTGATTTGTATTAGTCATTTTTTTCAGTCGCTCCTTGTTCGTTTAATTCAACATTCCGCCCATTTCGGTAAATGTCAGTTTTTTCATCTTGGCAAAATTGTTGTTCAAGGTGTCGCATGGTTTCTTGTTTGGTATCAGTGGAAAGGATTTCATCAAGTGGAATGAGTGCGCCATTTGCTTTTTTCATCGGGTTAAATGCCATGCCATTTTCAGAAAGTGCGGTGAGTTCTTGTTGCATGTCCTCATCAATCAGCAATGGGGCTTTTGTGCTTTGTTGAAGAAAAGCAACCATTATCAACGCCTCTTGCATCGTGTCAGCATCAATGCCTAAGGGTAGGAAATCGTCCACTTCAAGCCATAAAACGGCATTTATTCCCCAACCTGTAGAAGTTGCCGTTAAATGTGGGAATTGTGCCTTTGAATAAGTAATTGAAATCGGAGTATTAATTAAATCTTTGCGCCCTTGTTCTGTTGAGCGGTCTTTGCAATCGGTCATTTTTTTATTTCTCCTTAGTCGTTATATTGATAATTTTGGCTTACTTCATTTTGGTGCAGTACATACACGCCCACACGGTGCGCTAATCCGCTTGAATCGGTTTCTTTGCGATAAAAAGTATCAATATGAAACCCTTTATCTCTAAGTTCCTTAATTCGTGCGGGTGGAAAGTAAATACCTAGCTCTCGCAATTCGTTGGTACTATGCGGGCGAACAGATAAGCACTGCAAAATGTATTTTTGTTGTTCATGGGTGCTAGTTGTATTGATTGCCATCATTTCCGCCTTAGCTAACTCTACATTCGTTAGCGAGTTTTAAAACGTAAGCATTAATTTCAGATTCAAGAAAACAAGTTGCCCCATTTGCCACTTTGATTGCCTTAGGAAAATCAGGGCGATAGCGTTTAGCTTTTGGGTTGCGCCAGTCGTCTAAGGTGGTAAGGCTCACGCCTAATCGCTCGGCGGTTGATTTGCGTCTTAAAAAGCGCGGTGCTTGTTCTGTGTCGTTTGATGGTGTGGTAGTTTTGTCAGGCATAAATCCCCCATAATGTTATTGATAGATACATATACCGCCTTATAGTGCTATTTGCGGTTCGAGGGGTATTGTGGGGAATTGAATTTTTATAGGTGGTAAGTTACCAAAATCTTTTGGTAAGAAGTTTTGGTAAGAGGGTTTAAGCCTTATGCTTACTGGGTTTACGCAATTTTGGTAAGAAGTAATTAGAAATAAAAAAGGCGGTGTTATTCCGCCTTAGTGATAAGATTAAGTGCTTCCCTAATTCTTGGTCTGATTGTATCTAATGTTCTAGTTTTGGTTTCAGGTTGCAATAGCTTTATTATCTCGTGTTCTATACCTCTGCTAATCGCATTTTGATTAATTCGATTGCTTCCTTTTTGATAACTTTGTTTATATCCTGCAAGAAGATTAGAAAGTGCACCAATCATCAATAAATGCGTTTCTCGCTCCCTAACATCGTAAGCCTTAGCATTTTCTAAAACTGGTTCAGAATCTACCGCACTTTGTTGTAGCTTTTGTTCAAGCTCTGCAATTCTATCTTGTTGTGCTTTTAATTCTGCCTTTAAGCGTTCATTTTCAGCTTGTAGCTGTGTGTTTTTAGCTTTTTCTTCCTGTAATTCGGTTGAATCTATGGAATCGTTTGATTGTTTTTTAAGTTGTTCATCTTGATGAAAATCTATGATCTCTTTAAGCTGTTCTATTAGAACATAGGTGTATTGGGTTGGAACATCTAGATAGTTGTTAGGAAAATCAAAATTTAACCCAAAATTATGATTTAAATCTCCAAACTCATTATTTAAAAAACGATATGATGAAAATTTGTCTAATATGATTTTTTGAGCAGTTTCATTGATTGTTCTACTTGGAATTTGGATAAAACCGTCAAATTGAATCATTGATAATTTGCCTTTCGCCTGTTCATCACAATCAGATAAACCGTAAACATAACCAAAAGGAACATCATCTTTTTCGTCATCTATCTGTAAGTCTATGTTATAATCTGCAACTTTAAAAAAATCATTGTAAAATCTATCTTTCTTTTCACTATTTACAAATCCGCATAATTCAAAATCACTATTAAATTCAGTTTTGACCTTTTTGCTTTCAATTTTTTCTATTCTTATAAATAAATCAAGTGCATTATTCTTAGAATAATGAAAAATCTCATCAATACCAAAATTAAATTCATTCTGTAATTTTTGAATATTTTTATCATTTAAAATTAGATAAGAACCCAGAATGCTCACAAAACGCCCCTATGCGTTACCCCTATTTATGAAAGGTAGTGCGACAAAATAAAAATAGGGTTTTATTCTTTCAGTGTAGGTAATTAGTCCGCACCTAGTCGCACTTTGTTGAGTTCAGTTATTAAGGATTATTTAACAACTGGATTAATTGAATATATCGGCGCATGCACATTGAGCGATTGCGCTTTTTAAAAATCGAACATATCGGCGTTCAACATTATCAGATTTTAAAATGCCTTTTAAAATTCGCTTATAAAGCTCGTCATTAATTAAATCTTTTGCAATAAAGCTTCCGCTATCAATTCCCTTTTGTATTTCTTCGGCTCTATCTATGCGTAAGTGGTTGTAATGAATAAAGCTATCTCGCTTTATAAATTCGTGTTCGCCTTGTTTAATAACGCAAGTAGAATCAAAACATTTGCCCTCTCTTATACTTGAGCAACTAACACTTAAAACGCATTGATCTACGCCTGTCTCACCGTTAAAAAATGGATCTGTAAGAATGAAATATAAGTGATAATATCCGCTTTCTTTCTTGCCGTAATCTGTAGGCTTTAATATGGTAATTTTTCGTTTGATAACCACTTTAAGCCTCTTTTAAAACTCGGTTAAATGATGCCTTGAGTTCTAAGTCTTCAAAAATATAGTCTATTTCCTGTGGCGTTTTGCCTATATGTGTTAGTAATGTTTTGAGTTCAATTTTCTTTCTGCTTCCTTTCGGGTCTTCCCATTCTGGGATGTAGTTTTTATTGTGGGTATATTCTACTAATGCAAACGGCTCGAAATGTCCAAATTTATTGAGGATTTGATTTAATATTTCTTCATCACTAACAGAAAGGCAATCCCAAAAATATTCGTCTGTTTCATCTACTTTTTTAGCCAATTTAACGCAATAATTCGCATCGTCTGCTATCCATTTATCCCACACATTCGCATTTGCGCTATTAAGTTGATTAAATGTTTCACCGTGCATTAAATCCAATGTTTTGGATAACACTGGTCCATAAGGCAAGGAATAATATTCATCGCCTGTTATTGCGTAATCTCGTTCTTGCCAGCTCAACCTATCAGCAAGATAAAGCAACTTCATTAATTTTAAGTGTTTCATTGAGCCACCAGATTTATATAGCAAGTAGGCGGCCGCCTGTGCGGTTTTCATCTCATTAAACATTTATTGACCCCCAAACTTCGCACTTTAAAACGCGCAATATTTTAACACTTATACTTTATGATGTTATATAATGCTTTATAGTGCTTATTTTAACTGATATTTTGCACAGTTCAAGTATAGACAAAAAATAACCGATAACGTTACTTGTTATCGGCTGTCGGTGGTGGCTTAAACAACCATTTTTAAATGATACTTAGGCAATGCGCCGTTTGAACATTCCTCAATAAAATCGCCCCATACCTGCAGTAACTTAAAACGTTGCTCTAATCGTTCTCCCCTGTCATAGGCTGCCTTGATTCTATCTGATTTCATATGCGATAGTGCAACCTCGATTAATTCGCTATCATAGCCTTTGTCATTCAAATAGGTGCTTGCTATGGCTCTCAATCCGTGCGCAACTAATTTACCGTGATAGCCCATGCGTTTTATTGCAGAATTTGCCGTTTGTGTGTTTACGTGGGTTTGAGGGTTCTTTGCGCTAGGGAATAAATAAACCTTACTCTCACTTCGTTTTTTAATTTCTCGCAATAATGCCATCGCTTGCCGTGATAGAGTGATTTTATGCTCACGCCCTTTGTCTGTTTCTTTAATCCCTTTTTTGATGTAAATCGTCCATATTCTCGCTTGCTCGTCAATATCCTCATATCTTGCGGTAGCTGCCTCATTTGGGCGTGTCATCGTGAGCATTTGCCATAGAATTAAAAAGCGGGTTTGTAAGTGAATTTGAGCGTTATTTAAGGTGTAAAGAAATTCCCCTAAATCTTCTGGCTTAATGGTTTTAAAGTGTTCTACCGTAGGGCTGTCAAATTCTTTAGATATTTTTTCGGTAGGGTTGCTTGATATGTAGCCTCTATGCAAGGCGTAAGTCATTATCTCATTATGCTTTTGAATAGTACGCTTAAGTTTCTCTAGCGTCCCTTCGTCTTGATAGCGTTTGAACGCTTTTAATGCCATAGGGGCAGTAATTGCAGAGATAGGCAATGCGCCAAAGTGTGGTAAAAGATTTCTTCTTATTAGGCTTGCTACGTCTTTTTGATAATCCAAAGAGAAGTTCTTTTTTGTCTTGCGATATTCAAACCACGCCCACGCCATCGATTCATAGGTATTAGCTAAATCATCTGCTTTTGTTTTGTGCAGGTGCCCCCTATGCGTTTTAGGATCTATATTTTGTGCCAATAGTGCACGATATTCTTCACGGATTGCGCGCGCCTCTGATAATGATATGTCAGGAAATGAACCTAGACTAATTTCAGTGCGTTTAGGTGGGGTAGTAAAAGGCTTGTAATAATTAAATCGCCATAGCTTAGAGCCTTTTTGCGTTATAGATAAAAATAAACCTTGCCCATCTATTAGCTTATAGGGCTTATTTTTTGGTTTCGCTTTCTCTATTTGGGTATTGGAAAGTGTTTTAGTAGTACGTGCCATAGTAGTACAACCTTATTTTAGTAGTATAAAACTGAGAGCGGTTGAGCCCAGTGTTTGCAAGGGGTTTCAGTGTTTTAGGAGTATAATTTTCCCTTGTTAAAAAAGATCCTACTAAATCTACTCCTAAAATTCTAGGGTTAAATAGTGTTTTATAGTGGCGTATAGGGAATAAAAAAAGCCTTAATTCCAGTAAAATCAAGGCTTTGTGATGTCGTATAATGACGTATGATTTTGATTGTTGGTGGAGCTGGGGGGAGTTGAACACTCGTCCTGATTGCATTCAACCTATTGAATTAATTAGATAATTTTATTTTGAATGGAGATTGCGGATCAAATACGGAGCTTTTTAAAATTATTTGCTTGTTTTGCCATTATATTCCTTGAGGTATTTCCCATAATGACGAAAAAGCATTTCCGGTCCTTTATGCCCCATTTGATTGGCGAGCCAAAATAGGTTTTTACCCTGAGAGATATGCATTGTAGCAAAGGTGTGGCGAGTTTGATAGGGGTTTCTATAACGAATTCCAGCTTGAGTAATTGTTGGAATCCATGCTTTCTTCCGAATTGCATCAGCAGAAGCCCATGGTTTTTTTGTTTTCGGATCGCTAAACACAAAATCACTTTTTCGAGTGAAATTAAGTTGATCTTGTAGCGCATCTATTGCTACATCATCAAGCTCAATCAAACGAGTTCCAGATTTTGTCTTAGTGCCTTTGATTACCCCTACAACTTTAGCTTGTTGTACGTGCGCCGTTTTCTCCTTAAAATCAATATCGATCCAGCGTAAAGCGCATAGTTCCGAGCTGCGCAAGCCTGTCCGTAAAGCAAACTTGAAAAGGTTTCGCCATTGCTCAAAACGGCAATTATCAAGAATCAATTCAATCTCTTGTGGCGTAAATGGATCGACTTCATATTCATCATCTTGCGATGCTGTTTTGTTAGTTGATTTATAGCGATCTACTGAGATCTGCGATACGGGATTAATTTGCAAAATGCCGTCTGTTACGGCTTCATCTATCGCGCTACGTAAAACGGACAGTTTGTTACGTATTGTTTTGGTTTTTGTGCGTTGCTGCTTAATCCAGTTTTTAATCATTGCTGGCGTAAGACTATTTACCGCTACTTTATGAAAATCGGATAGCTCATTAATCACCTTCTGATACCCCGCAATAGTAGATGGCGATAACCGGCGAACTTTAGCTGTTTCAATGTATTCATCAAGATAATGCTTAATGGTTACGCCTTCCACAAGTTTCCCGAAGATCCTTAATCTAGATGACGTTGGAAAGTAGTCGGCATAATTAAAAGTATTACGCTCGATTTTGTTTTGAATTTCGCCAAGCAAGCGGCCAGCATAATTAATATTTGATTGAGTTACAGGTAAAGAGAGTGGCTCGCGACAGCGCACTCCCTTAAATGTAAATGTGATATTAATTGTTTCACTTGCTTTATGTTTACGAATCGTTACGCCACGTGGATTTTGTTTTTTCGCGCCCATTTATCAACCTCTTCCAAATCTATGAAACGCTCCTTGCTACCATCTACCGATAAAACATGAACTCCTTTCTGCCATATACCACGATTTAATCGCATATTGATTTGCTCTGCTGTCAAACCAAATACTTTACAATAAGTCACAATAGGCATTGTTTTGGCCGGAATAATCATAATATTTTCCATAATAACTCCTTATCAAAATAAAGACCGCGCATCCTTGTGCGGTCTATCACCATTTTCTATTCGTACCAATCTTCTATGCTTTTAAACTCTTTGATCAGTTTTTCTTGCCCGAAGAGTTTTAACGCATCGCATAAAATCTCGCCAGCTATCTTATATACTTCTTCTTTGTCATGACCACTGGTTGCTAACTTCCGAAGTCGCACAATGTATTCTTTTACATCAATTTCCGGCATATACGTTTTCTCGAAAATGTCAGGCTTACACGGATAAAATTCACCGTTTACGCCGCGAATAATATAATCGCCATCAGAAGCAATTATTTTCTCTTCGAGGGTTTTTATTGGTAAGCCACCATGTCTGCGAATCTCGTCCTGAATGTGTGATTCTGCAACCATTTGCAAGGTTGATACATCCACATTATTGACCAATTCATACATTTGGATGATGTTTTTTGGATCTTTCAGATTTAATTGCCACGCTTGAATTGTGACAGGTTTCTTTGTGTAGTTCATACATACTCCTTAAAATAACAAACCGCACCAAAGTGCGGTCGATTTACTTAAATTTGCGCCAAACGAGCATCCAAAATTGCAAGATATTGTGACATCACTTTTTCTTGTTGCTTGAGAACGTTATGCTCGCATATTGTGATTATTTCTTTGCTATTGAGAAACTCTTTAAGTGCATCAATACGTTCAGACAATTCCGAGCGTTCACGATGTAAGCGATACACCCAATCACCGCCAATTTTCTGTTTCAGTTCAAAACCAAATAATTGCCACAATTTATCGAACGCATTTTCATACGCAATTTTGTTTCCGATTTCTACATCAAAGTTATTTGGATCTACGCAAGCACTTTCGCCGGTAACAGTAAAGCCTGATTTTAATGTAATGACCGCGATTGTGATTGTTGTGCCGGTAAGTTGATGATATTCAACATTGGCAATTTGTGATTTAATAAATTCTTCGGTAATACTATTCATGTTTCCTCCGTGATTTAGATAGTAAAAAACCGCCCATAAGAGCGGTTATAATGATTTATTTTAGTTAGCCCACTTCATCTAACTTATCCCCCTCTTTTGTAAAGAGGGGCTAGGCTAGGGGAGATTTGAATGGGCTGTAAATAGATTTTAAAAATCGTCCGGGTCGTCGTCTTCCTCTAGCTCTATCACATCAAGTCGTTGAATAACTTCAAATTTAGCTAAAAAACGCAGTCTGTTCTCAAAATCACCATCTCTCCATACATACATAACTTCGCGTTCCGGTTCTTCAAACATATCCCAGGCATAAGCGTTTTCTTTCGCGATAAGTAAAGCGACATAATCAAAACACAGACTTTCATCTTCCCATGTATTTCCATCATCATTGTTTGTAGGATTGTTACTTTCCAATGCGTAACGATATAAATATTTAGCCATAATTTATTCCTCCGGTGGTTGTGGTAGTGGCTGCCAGTGTGTAACTTCGCCATAAAGAGGGATGTAGCCAAAACCAAGCAATTCTTGATATAAAGCGCACCCAACTTCTTTGTCTCGGTTGCAAATCAAGACTCTTGTATTTGGTTTAGGCAATCTCTCCGAAAATTTAATCCATTCGCTCATATCACACCACCAATCGAATAATTTTCCATGCAACGCTAAGAAATAATCCTATTCCAGCTCCAGCTATAACAATGATAGGAACTCCAGCCAATACATATAATAGCCATTCTGTGAATCCTTTCATGTTTACTCCTTTTTGTTATTTATATGCGCCAAAAGACTGCGAATACCTCTATTCTTATAGAGAGTTGTGCGCTCAATCCATAATCCTGTTGATGGATAAAAATCTATCTTAGGATCAGCACATAAAATGACTAACTGCTTGCCAAAATTATGCGATTCAAATTGAATTCCTTTTTCTTTGAGTAGGTTGGTGCTGCATTCTAAATTTTTGAGCCGTTTATTTGCTTTGTCTTGACGGTACTTGCGCCAAGCCATAGTCTCTTCATTTATCATACTTACTCCATCATACTCTTCATAAAATCAATCCATTTTTGAGCATTTTCTTCTGTACGATAGCATTGACCGCTTTCAGCGAGGGATATATCAAAATCATCATTTATACTAATTCGATGGAAAACTTTATTCCCAGCGATATAGACATATTCTTCGCAATGTTTAGGCTTAAACGGCTTAGGCAAATTTTCAATACTAATCTTTGGCTCTTCCCACATTCTAATATCATCAATTAAATCATGTTCATCCCATACTTCCGCATTAGTAGAGCTGTTAGGAAAGATAACAACAAATCTACGGAGGCTTTGATCGTCCAAGAGTTCCGTCACTTCTCTTACTACATAACACTTTTGTCCGTTCGCATTGACTGGTTCGCCATTTAAAGCTGCATCTAAATTAAATTCTTTCATTTTATTTCTCCTAAAATATTTTATTTCTCCTAAAACAAAAGGCACTCACTTGGAACGCCTATTGGATTTATTTGTTTAAATAATTAATCATTCTTTCCCCGATCCACTTAATAACCGGTACAGCCATACTATTGCCGATAGCTTTATAGCGCGGACTATCAGGGCAATCATTCGCAAGTTTGTTACGATATGGGATTTGCGTATAACCTGGCGGAAAGCCTTGTAGTTTTTCGCACTCTGATGGTGTAAGTTTGCGGACTGTTAAGCCATTAAAAACACCGTGAATATCTGTAGTTGTTAATGTGTAACTTACTCCGCTGTCATCAAATCCATTGCCATTTCCGCCGTTATGCGGTTGTCTGCCGATAGTGTTACCAGCAAGAGCAATGCAAGGGATATTATTACCGCCAGTCCCCATGCGCGCCGTTAGTGTCGGCGTAGTATCATCATCTTGTATGCGTACTACGTCGGAGCGGTGAGCAATATCAAATAAGATATTTTCTCGCCCGCCGTTACGACCTAAGCAATGCGCGGTGGTGTATGATATTATCGGATCTTGCGTGCCGTGTACTACAAGAGTTTCCGACCCGCCACCAAGCGCACCACCACTAGCAGTTACTACCCCCCACTGCGGATCGGATATACGTTCCAAAGCTACTTTCAGTGTAGGCGGTAATGTTTTTTTCCGCGCTTTCGCCCGTCTCAATATCCCCGCACAAGCTTTTGCGCTCAATGAGTATCTGGGCGACACTTCGCGGTCTAGCACTTGCCACAACAAACACCCGACGGCGTCGTTGGGCAACTCCGAAGTATTGAGCATCGAGGATTCGCCACGCGATAGTGCGGGCTGAATGCACATAACCAGAGTTTGCCCATCTTGCCCCTGCCGGTTGTAATGGCTCACGTTCTTGAGCCAATCCAGCCAGAAAGTGTCCGAATGCGTTGTCCTTGGTGGATAGAACACCTGGTACGTTTTCCCACAGCAGAATGCACGGCGGTTTGTTATCTTGTAATCTAACATAATCAATAGCCTCTAATATGTGTATCAAAGTTAAAGTGAGATTTCCTCGTTCATCATCTAGTGAGTTCCGCAACCCAGCGACAGAAAATGCTTGACAAGGAGTACCTCCAACAAGCACATCTGGAGCAGGAATTTCACGGTTTAAGATTTTTTCGGGTAAGGTGGTCATATCACCAAGATTTGGGATGTTGGGATAATGATAAGCAAGCACGGCGCAAGGAAAAGGCTCAATTTCGCTAAACCACAGCGGTTTACTTAAGCCTTTCCATGCCACGCTTACCGCTTCAATCCCTGAACAGATTGAACCGTAGGTAAACATAGTGCGGTTATTTTTTCCTCTGTTTTGGATTAATCACAGGCAACACAGGCACAATCGGTTTTGCTGTTGTAGCTGTTGTTGATGGGCTACTGCGGTTTTCATTTATCCAGTCAGCTAATTCACTCCAAGCGGTTAAGTCATCTTTAAAATAATCACTTTTGAGCAAATAGCCATTATCATTTACATAAGATTTAACATTGTGCTCAATGCATTCTCTCGTGTAACTATTTAACACCAGCCAATATTCTTTGACATCTTTGACGCAGATTAAAACCGATTTCCCATTTTTGTTGAGTGTTTCACTGACATAGCTGAGCATTAATGTTTGGAATTTATGTAAGGGGAGTTTGATGTTAATTTCACTCATTTTCACCCTCCTTTTTTCTTATGGTGTTTAAAGTGCGGTCGATTTTCTCGGAGTTTTAAATTGTCTTGTCGGATTTGTTCCACTTTAATTCTTAGGCGGTCATTATCGCTTTCAAGTTCTTTAATGCGTCTTGATTTGGCAAGATTTTCATTACCTAATTTTTCAAAGTGATATTTATTATTTTCGAGTTCCTCTTTGAGGATTATTCGGGCGAGGGATTTTAGTGGGTTCATGGTTTCTCCTGATAATAAAAAAGCCCGCCTAAGCGAGCTGGGTTGAGGGTAATAAAAAAGCCACTGTAAAATACAATGGCTTTCTTAGATAATACTTGATTTAATCGGTATACCGATTTATAATAATCTCACTTTCAAGGGGATGCTTGAAAGTGAGCGTGTGGCTTAATCCCACGTTACGAAGAAGGAAAATAAAATGTTAGTTCGCATTTTCCTTATCGTTGTCTTACTACTAATTAACTTTCCTGCTTATTAATAGGTAACGATAATCTGGGGGAAGTACCAGTTCCCCCAGTTCTTCAAAATTATGGGCTATAAAGATGAAATTGTCAATCAACGAAATTAAAGCGCGTTCAGATGAAAAACGCGGCGTAAAATCGAAATCTTACAAGTTGCCATTAGCAACCATTGCTGAAATTGAACAACTCAGTAAACAACACGACATTCCACAAAACCAACTGATTATTCAGGCGGTTGAATTGTGGAAGCAATCTCGCTAAATGAAGCCGTTATTTACGGTTTTGATTTCTTCAGAGGGTTATACAAGCTATCTTTCCCTCTAAAACGGAATATCATCATTAAACCCATCTTGTTCAGCTGCTGCGCTTAATGGGTCGGGTTTTTCTTTGTCTTTGGTTGGCTGTTGTGTTTCGTTGCTTACCTTGCTGTCTAGCATTTCAAAGGATTGTGTCGCTACTTTAAGTGCGGTGCGATTATTGCCGTTTTGGTCTAGCCAGCTTTCCTGTACCAGTTTCCCTGTTACACAGATTTTTGAGCCTTTTTGCAGATATTGTCTTGCTACATCAGCAGAATTGCCATGCACCACAATGGGTATCCAATGCGTACGTTTAACCGTATTGCCTTGTTTATCTCGGTAATCATCGCCTATAGCAAGATTAAATGTGGCAATTTGCCCGCCATTTTGGAATTGGCGGATTTCTGGGTCACTGCCTAAATGACCGACTAATATCACGGTGTTGGTGTTACGTGCCATTAGTGCATCTCCTGTATAAGTTGTTGATAATATTCTTGCGCAATTTCTACCTGCTCTTTGATTTTCTCGATGATTTTCTCATCACGTTTAATTGTGACGGTGGTAATACGTTTTTCTTGAGGGATTTGCTCAACCAAGTCAATGTATCGGGTTGGGTCGTCATAGCTTGATAATTGGTCGTAAGGGGTAGGGAGGAGGACAAAATCAATGTGCGCCTCATTACAATCCCATAGCCACATATAGCCTTGCATTTGTGCGTCATACCCCGCTTTTTTCGCTTTTTCTTCTGCCTCGTCAGCAAAAAAAGGGTGTGAGCCAATATCCCAAGAGCATTTAGTATCTATGATTAATTTTCGACTTGGCACATAAATATCGCACTCGCCTGTAATCCAATCGTTTTCACGCCTTTCTGTGTTCTTTTTAAGCGGTAATCCACGTTTACGACCGCTTAACTTAATAGCTTGTTCTTCTAATGCAATGCCTTTCTCAGTGTATTTATTCCCCTCAAAATCTCGATAACCGAATAAATCAAATTTCACTATCTTTCTTACCGCACTTTTTGCTGTAGCAGATATTCCGTTACCGCTTTTAGGCTTTACCATTAAATCAGCCAAGCCAGAGCATTTAGCTTTGAGTTGGTACATTTCCATTCTCAATCGCCTCCAACTCCGCAATCTGCTCTTGGCTAAATTCATAAGCCCCACTATCACAAAGCTCTTGTAGGGTGGTTTCGCCGTTAGCAATGCTTTGTTTGCATTGTTCGAATGTGGCTTCATCAACAACCGCTAAAAATTCCGCTTCTTGAATATTGTCGGTGTAGTTGAACTCTTGATTTTCTACATCTTTCACAACGGCTTGGTCGGCTAATACGGCTTGTTGCATTTCAACAGAGAGTGGAGCTTGTTTTGATAGCAATAACTTAGTTACAGTTTTTAATGCCATTGCCTCGAAGTTATCGTGCCATACGCCATAGCCTTTTTTAAATGTTTGGCTGTAGCGTTGAGCGTGCTTGACGATGTCATCGTGACTCATATAGAGTTCAGCCGAAAAATCGTTTACCAGTTTAAAATAGGCGTAATAGCCGATTGGATTTTCGTTTTGTTCAGGCTCTTGCTCCCAGTCAAACTCAAAGCCATTAATAAAATCTTTTTTGATAAGTTGCTTTTTGTACACAGGCAATGCGACTAAGCGTTTAAATTGCCCGCTACGTTGTGCCAGTTGGATAAAGCCTTTATAGCCAATTTGGAATTGCGCTTCGGTTTTCTTTTCCTTGTTGTTTCTGAAAGGGACGATGTAGGCAAAGCCTAAGCCATTTTGTAGTGGCAAATTCAGTGTCGCAGCCATACAAGCAGCATTAAAAATGCTCATTGGGTCTGCTGTTTTTAGCATTGCATTGCTATTGGCGATTTGCATGACACTTGTTGCAAAGGTTGCCGCATTTTTGCCAACAAGTTCCTTAATCTTATTTTGCACATTCGCACTTTCAAAAAATGTTTTAAGCGCAGGTGGCTGTTTATTTTGTTGATGTTGGACTTGGTTTGTCATCTCGCCCCTCCATTAATCTGGGTCATAATCATTCATTCTTGCGTGCAATTCACGCTCTGCGATTTTCTTAATCGCCTCTTGTCTATAAGGCTCATAACTTGCACCGCTACCAATAGCAAGCCAGAAATTATCGTTATCACACAACATTTCCGTGAGTTCGTGATAATGCGTTTGGTCGCCTTGCTTTAAATCGTTGTCAATTTCAGTGGAGACTTCATCTAAGGCGATTTCATAGCCTGCTTGCCAATCCACTTTACGTTGGTGTGCAGCATCGAGTTGATAGTAGTAATCATCGGAAGGTTTCATTGTTTACTCCAAGTGCGGTTAATTTCTGCTTGTTTTTGTGCGGTGTAATCCTGCAGTTCTTTTTCTGCTGTGAGTGTGAGATTAGGCGGTAAACATACACCGTTTTCATATATGCCACCTTTCAGCTCACACTGTGTTTCAGCTTGGATTTGTTGGCTTAATTCGTTGTCGTGCCAATCGGTGGGGTGGGCATTGGCGTGTAGGCTAATCCCACCTACAATCAGGGTAATAATCAAGGCGGCGAGAAAATAGCAGATTATGTTTAGCCATTTTTCACTGCCTTTCATAAACGCGGTGAAGCTGTTTTTTTCTTGGAAGAATGCGGATTTTGAGCGTTTCATTTTGGGTTTCCTTGAATTTTGGGTAAAAAAATACCGCACTGAGTGCGGCGTTAGATTTTGAAAAATTCCATTTTCTTTGGGTTAAAATGGCGTATGCGTTTTAGTATGCGCCAATTTGTCATTTGATCAAATTTAAAACCACTTGTAATTCGTTCAATGATTTTATGCATATCACGAATTGTGGGGCGATATTCATAGGCTTGGTCATAAATTGACGGCGCATAACTTGAGCCTATTTTTTCCATTGCCGGATAGAGTGCTTGGAAGGTTTCCATATTACGCATAAGCACAAACCACGCCCACGCCATTGTTTGCAATTCGTGTTCGGTAAATTCAAACGTAAATGTTGTCGGTTCCTGCGTGGCAATATTGGGGGATTGATTTTCTTCCATATCTTTCTCTTTTTTACGTTGATTTATGCCTTCTTTGAGTTTTACAAAGGCGGAAAAGGTGGGTTTAATTTCATCATTGAGTTGGTGATACTGTAATTTCTTTCGCCAAGCCATTTCAACACGTGAAATTAATTCGAGATTTTCAAGGGTGCAATTTCTTGAATTGCCGTCTTTGTAATCAATAATATGTCCACGCGGAATTTTTCTACCGGCTTTGCGCCAGAGATAATGCGATTTCCGTTCATAACGTTTAATGCTTGCTTTTATTAACCAACATTTTGCATTTTTACAATATCGCTCAAAGCCAATCGGTTTTAAATTTTCACCTTTCTCAAATCGACCGCTTCGTCCGGTTAGCCATTGTCTCTTCACGCGCAAAACATTTAACGCGTGTGGATTAAATAGTTTATTGAAATAAACTTCCATTTTTTGAGCCAAGATTCTTTCATTTAACGTGCAATTCGCTTTAATGAACGCAAGTTCTTCTTTGCTGTAACGATTAGCATGCTTAAGGCTTGGAATATTGTGTTTCTTTTTTAATTTATAGAAAACATTACGATTTATTAATAAATCAAACTGTTGCTGAAACAATTTAATTAGATCAGATGGCTTTTTATCCCAATGTAAGCGAATAAACGCAATATGTTCATCGGTGAATTTAAATCGTTCCGCATTAGAGGTCATCGCCTTGCGCCTTAGATATTCTTAGAAAATCAGGGGATTCTCTTTCAATTTGACGATTTTCAAACAATGTCATTGCTTTAAGCGAAATCGCATTGCTTGCGATAATATTTGCCGCAATGCCTGATACGGCATTGGCACGTTTAATTTCTCGATTAAGTTCTTCATCGGTTAAGTCTTCATCAAGCAGTTTTTCTAACTGGGAAAATAAATGATTGTTTAAGTCTGTGATTTTATTTTTCATTTTAAATAACCCTAAAAAAACCGCCCTTTCGAGCGGTCAGTGGAGTAGTGCAATCAGTCTATGCTAATTTTGTCTAGAATAGGATGACTTTCTTTATGCTTGTAAGGCTCAAGCCCTTATTGTTACCACAACACATAAGGAATATAATTTTCTCCAACCACAACACGAACAAGGAGAAATTATGGCTAATTTAATTCTTACCTATGATTTAAGAAATCAACGTGATTACAAATCATTAATTGAGGCAATTAAATCCTACGGAACTTATGCGAAGCTATTTGAATCGGTCTGGTATATTCGTTCAAGAACACATACGGCCGAGCAATGTCGGGATTATTTGCTTCAATTTATAGATAATGATGATCGTCTTGGCGTATTTGATTGCTCAAATAATGACTTTGCAACTATGAGAGCGTTAAATAAAGTTAGCAACCTATGGTCTAACTAACACGTAAACTTCACCAGTTTTATTATCAATTAGCTCTTCTTTTGTTTGGGCGTCACTAAATCGATTTATATAAGAAATTGCTTGGCATGCTCGCTCCTCTAAGCCAGGATGATAAGCACCGTTTTCAATCGCTTTCAAAATACAAGCGCGAATATGTTCTTTTTGAATTTCAGTTATGGTGTTGCTGGTAACACTGCCAGCCTCTGAATAGCGTTTTTCTTCCATTTTTAACCTCGTTTGTTTTATGTTTGCCATTTCAAAACACACTTCATCTATCATTCGCAACGGTTTCACATGCCGTTGTGTCTCTGTACTAGCAAATGTGTTTTGAAATATCCACATTGGGATATTCGCCTGCTTGAGCTCCACTTTCGGCAACTGCACCGTTTTTCACTGGCTTTGCATGGGCAGACTTTAAAACTCACTCTTAACTAAGTAGGTTAGGGCTTTCAATCTAACGACCGCTTAGCACCGTTGGGCTTCCGTCTGCGCTTCCGCCGAGTGAGTTTCTTTAACCAAATTGTTTAAAATTTGTGATGAAAGTCACTGACTTACATAAACTTTTTAGCTATTCTTGTAATCAACCTTGATACTTTCGATAGCGGATTTTCAGGAATGTAAACTGAAATGTGAATCTCGCCGTCAACAGTACCTTGGGACATTGCTTTTAGCTTTTCTTCCGCTTCTTCGAATGAATGGGCGTAAACATCTGTCGCCCACCTTTTGCCGTCGAAGTGATAAGAAATTGCATAGCGTTTCATTTCTTCTTGCATAAGGAACTACCTCTATGTATTTTCAGATATTTCAGGGTGTAAACAATCAGTGGTATTGGCGACTAAAAGCCGCTAATCACGAAATCATTGCCGTTAGTGAAGGTTATACAACCAAACAGAACTGCCTACATTGCATTCATCTTGTTATGGACACTAATCGCAATACACCAATTTATGAATCTTAGTAACCTAGCCCTGTTTATCGGGGCTTTTTTCATCACAAATTTTTAAAGAGCATTGAGATTGTGTATCTCGTTTTGTTGGGTGTAGTTTAAGAAAACTTAAATTAAAAAGCAATACAAAATTTAAGAAAAATTAATAAATATTTTAAGATTGCTTAAATTTCAATGAGTTGGATTGGTTTAATTGCTTATTTTTTGAGCGATTAAGGGGTGGGATAGGGCTACACTTTGAAAAAGTGCGGTAGAAAAGTGCGGTAGAAAAGTGCGGTGTTTTAGGTCTATTTAGATCTATATAGATTTACATGAGGGGAGTTTGGCGGTAGGGGCAAAAGAAAACCGCCACGAGGGCGGTTTATCTATTCATTCATATCATAGCTAAATGTAGGAAGTTCAAATATCTCATTTAGACTATATGCAGTGTTTTTCATTGTGTCTAATATAATGGAATTTATAGCTCCTTGAATATATTTAGTAAAGTAATTTTTGTTGTCATTTACTAAATTTTTAAATTCATTTATTTCTTTAATTCCTGCGTCATTTGCATTAAACCCCACATCAAGCCGGCATTCTAAGAAGAATGCCTCCTTGCTAGATAGTTTAAATTTCAATGGGATGATCGCTAAATTATTATCCTTAATATGACTTAGTTTTGGTTGAGAATAGCCCAGTTCAAGATCAATTACATTGAGTTCTTCTCTTAGTTCTCCTTCGTATTGTTTGAAGGAAAGCTCTCTGATCACATATTTTATGTATGATATTCTTTTCTCAATTTGCATAACTTACCTCCACTATTTTAGAATTAATGCGTGCAGCAGTGGTATTGCTATCAAAATCATTTGCCTTAGTGGCCGTTATAGTTAATTGTTGTTCCATATATCTGTATGTTGTAGGAATTTCCCGCTCACAGGCAGCGACTTGATGACTAATGGCGTCAGTTACAAAAGCATTTAGATTTATTCCTTGTTTCGCTGCCATAGTTGCTGCTTTCTTGTGCAATTCAGGCGGAATTCTTACATTAAATTTACCAGCGAAAGAACGAATCGCATCAATACCATTTTCTTGACACATTTCCAAATAATCATCAACTGCATCTTCAAACTCTTTTTTTAAGTCTCTTAATGTTTCCGCTTCATAGGTTATCAGCGCGTTAATAAATAGAATTTTACCGAAGAGAATGCCATCTTCAATGGATGCTTCAACGCTTCCGATGAAATCTTTATATTCAAAAGTTTGTGACATAACGTTTAACCTTATCCTAGTGATAATTCATCAAGAGCATCTTTCACCTGCTCAATAACATATCTTTTTAATTCATTTCCTGGGTGTGGGCGATGGAGGCTTATTGGGTAGCTCAAGTCAGGGTGAATAAACTTAACCCTTGAACCATTACCTTGTTTTGGCTCAAACCCAATAGAACATAAAAGAACCTTCAGCTCGTCCCAGGTGAAGTCCCTTGGCGGAGGTTCTTTTTTTAACTTTTGTAATAATTTGTCAGCGTTTGACATTTGTAACTACCTTTTAGTGGCACTAAGTATAACATTAATAGATAACATATAGTCAATAAAAACTTTAATTATAAATAAGTTATTTATTGTAAATATTTACAATCGAAAATTAACCCATTGACAATAAATAGAAAATCTCCCCACTACTCAACCGCTACTATCTTTTTCTGCGATAAATTCGATGTTCAATCATAGTTCCTATAATCCGAATTTCTTGTTTCAGGGAAGATAATGTAGGGTAATCTGAATTTAATGGCACTAACTCAAAATGATGTCGCCCCAACTCGTCTATATCGCCAATCGGTCTATATTTTTTAAATGTTGCCTCATAATCGCCATTAATAGCTGCTACGAATTCGCCGGCTCTTGGCTCTATGCGTGGATCTATAATTATTACATCGCCCGCTTTGAAATCGGGTTCCATTGAATCTCCCTTTATTTCTAAGGCAAAAGCGTCGTCTGACGTATCTATGAATGTGTAGATATAATTAAAATCACCGGTGCTTTCTTTTAAATCATCAATTCCCGTCCAAGTACCCGCTTGAACATAACTAATTAAAGGAACCTTATTCGTGCCAATACTTGCCGGCATTACGTTTGAAGATGAACCTTCACCCCTTAATAACCACAGGAGATCGCATTCTAATACCGTTGATAGATCTACTAAATTTTCAGAATTAGGCTTAGTCGTATCAGATTCCCATTGTGAAATGGCAACATGAGATACGCCCTTAATGGCATTGGCAACATCTTTCTGAGTAAGTTTTAACTCAGTTCTACGCTGTCTTATACGCTTCCCAATTGTTTCGCTTTTCATAGATACCCTCAAAAAAATGTAGTTAAGTTATCTTAACAAATGTTGATTTAAGTATTCTTTAATAATATACTTTAAGAAGTCTTAAATAATTATAAGGATGAGTCATGCTTAAAAATAATGTTATTGCTCATTTTGGAAAGCTCGAAAATGTCGCAAAAGCACTTTCTATTAGCGTAGCCGCCGTTTCTCAATGGAAAGATGTAATCCCAGAGAAAAATGCGTACCGACTACAAGAAATCACTAATGGAAAGCTAAAGATAGATCGCGAGCTTTACCAAAAATCATAGATTTAGTGTATCGGCACTTATCAAAAAGAAAACCATAAAAAGAGGGCTGAAATTATGGCGATGAAACAAATCATCATCGAGATGATCGAGAAAATTCCTGGCGGCAAAAGTGCGGTTGCAGGGTTTCTCGGATTTTCAGAGGCGGAGATGAATAACCGCTTGTATCACACAAAAGGTCAACGTTTTAAAAACGAAGAATTGATCGCACTCCAGCTTGAGTACGGATGCACTGATTTTATCGATGAGCTTTGCCGTACCGCTGGTGGTCGTTTTGTGCCTGATGTGGCAGAGGATGAATTAGACAAGGTTGAGCTTGCCAATTTACAACTGCACGAGCTTTCCGCACGAGGCTTGTTATTTGCTGCATTAGAAACGGCGTTAGAAGACGGCGAAATCACTTCGCAAGAAGAAGACAAAATCCGTCAAGCATTGAGTAAACATTTGGCAGCGACGCAACATTCGATTGAATGTGCGATTGTGTTACACAAGAAATAAAAAAAGCCACGAGGAAATTTCGTGGCTAATTCATTAAGGAATATACAGATGAACCAATTATTAACGATTTCGAAAGAAAACACAAGCACTTTGACGATGAGCAGTCGGGAAATTGCGGAGTTAATCAATAAAAACCATAGCGATCTGTGTCGTTCAATCGAAAGACTTATCGCAAAAGAGGTGATTGGGGGGTATCAGCCAATGGCTTACACCCATCCACAGAACGGTCAGACTTATTATGAGTACCATCTAACCAAACGAGATAGTTTAATTGTTGTTGCTCAGAATTGTCCTGAATTTACTGCGGCAATCGTTGATCGCTGGCAAGCGTTGGAAAACCAACAAAAACCAACCGCACTTATTCCGCAATCTTTTTCTGAGGCGTTGATGTTAGCCGCTCAGTTACAAGCAGAAAAAGAGCGTAATGCGCCCAAAGTCGCTTTTGTTGATCACTATGTGGAAATAGGAACGAGTAAATCATTTCGTGAGACGGCGAAGATTTTAAAAATGCCTGAGCGTGCATTGGTCAATCGCTTGGTGGAAGATAAATATTTGTATCGTCAATCGGGCGTGCTTTTGCCATATCAATCGGCACACACCAAAGATCTTTTTACGGTTAAAACAGGTACTGCCGAACACGGTCACAATTACACTCAGACACGTGTAACAAGCAAAGGCATTGAATTTATTGCGTCACGTTATGCTTCGGAGTTGATGCTATGAGTATGCGATTAATGGTTCAAGCAATGAATTGTAAAGTTGGTAATCCTGCTAGAAAACTTGTGCTTTTAAAACTCGCTGATAATGCCAATGATGATGGAATTTGTTTCCCAAGTTATCAATACATTGCCGATAAATGCGAGATGACCCGACGTAGTGCAATCAATCACATTGAATATTTAATCAAAATGGGATTAGTAAGCAAAAAAGAACGTAAAAATAAAGATGGTTCCATCTCAAATTTATATTTTTTACACCTTGAACAAGGTAGTGAAAATTTTGCACTAGGTAGTGAAAATTTTGCACTAGGTAGTGAAAATTTTGCACTAGGGGGTAGTGAAAATATTTCACCCATAACCAGTCACTCTTTAGAACCAGTCAATGAACCTAAAAAAACTACGCAAAAAAGCGAATCCGAAATGTTGCTTGAGCGGTTCGGCATAACAGGACAGCTTGCTAAAGATTTCATTACTCACCGAAAAGCGAAAAAAGCGCCAATCACAGAAACGGCAATGAATGGTTTTCTGAGAGAGGCAAACAAAGTACGGCTATCAGTTGCAGAATCGGTGGCAATATCCATTGAGCGGAATTGGCAAGGGTTCAAGGCTACTTGGTATTTGAAAGACAAGGAATTGCAAAGCATTAAACAACCTCAATCATCGAATACTTTTGCCGATGATGGTTCTTGGGCAATCGGCAGACAGCTAAATATCGATCCTGATTTGATACCGGAGGAATTGAGATGACAAACGTGATTCCGATGCAAGCCGTGAAAAGTGCGGTTAAAAAATCAGATATTCCCGACAATGCCGTTCGTTTGATTGACAGAATGTTTATCCGATTAAAATCAATCTTTCCTGCCTGGAAACAGGCGTTTGCTAGTGAAGTTGAGTATAACGAGACTAAGCAAGTATGGCTCGAGGAATTATTCAAGGCTGGCGTAGTTGAACCGATGAAATTAAAACATGGCCTTGATTTGGCTGCAAAATCGACTAGCCCATTTTTCCCAAGTGTAGGGCAATTCATTGCTTGGTGCAGTGAAGACTATCACGAATTGGGCTTACCGAATGAAGCGGAATTATACCAACGTTATAACACTTTCTTAGGCTATGCCCGATTCAATCGGGATGAATTTCAATATCGTTCAAAAGTGGAATTTTGGTTGCTTAAAAATCTGTACGAAAAGTGCAAGAAAAAATCGGAAGAGGACACGTTGAAAGCTATTCCGAAATTACTCACAGAAGCGGCGGAAAAAGTGCGGTCGAATTTTCCTTTTGAGGATATTCCGAAAATGATTCCTGAAAAGCCAAGTTTTTACGATAAAGCGAAGGCTGATAAAGCTCGAGATAGCTTGATGGCAATGATGAAAGGGAAAGGGGCATTGCAATGACAGGACAACAATTTGATAAAGATACATGGCAAACACCGCACTATGTCTTTGAATGGCTATCTCAACGTTTCGGGTTGTTCGATCTTGATGGTTGTGCAACAGCCAACAACGCCTTGACATGTCACTATATCGGCGAACCTAACTCAGATAATGATGAGCATCAATCAATCGCAGATGACTTTCTAATGCCGATTGAGCAAATGTTAGATGTATTGTTGGACGAAGTCGCAGAACGTTGTTCGGCTCCGTTAAGAATCTATGTGAACCCGCCTTATTCCAACGTTACACCATATCTACAACGCGCGAAAGAATTATGTGATGCTGGTTATTTAGTCGTGATGTTACTCAACAATGATAAATCTACTCAATGGTATCAAAACCATATTCAAGGCGTGGCAAATGAAGTGATTGATATTACAGGTGGTCGAATTGCATTTATCAACCCTGTAACAGGAAAAGAAATCAAGGGAAATAGCAAAGGGCAAATGGTCGTAGTCTTTGATCCGACAATGGAAGATTTTGTCACACGTTCAATTAGCCTTGATTTTATTAAAAAGATTGGTGGGTATAGCAAATGAGTTTTGAAGAACATAACAATCGCAAGAAAGCGAATAAGTTTGCTGAATATATTACGGGCGAATCTCTTCGCCGATATTTGGCTGAGAAAGTCGAGAAGTACTTAGGTAAAAATCCAAGTGTTTTTGATGGTGCAGCAGGCAGCGGACAGCTTGAGCAATTTATTCAACCAAGTAAGTTTATTGCAGTAGAAATTCAAGCGGAATCATGCGCGGCATTAGCCAATAATTATCCAGATGCTGAGATTCATAATACGAGTTTTTTCTTGTATCAAAGTGAGCCAAAAAGTGATTGTGTTGTAATGAACCCGCCATTCTCACTTAAATTTAAAGAACTTACCGAGGAAGAAAAGACCGCTATTCAAGCGGATTTTCCGTGGAAAAAATCAGGTGTGCTTGATGATGTTTTTATGCTGAAAGGATTAGCCAATGCGCATCGTTTTGGGTTTTTCATTATGTTTCCTGGCATTGCCTATCGAAACACCGAAAAAACACTCCGTGAAGTTATTGGGAATCAATTAGTCGAGTTGAATTTGATTCAAAACGCCTTTGAAGATACGCCTATTTCAGTGCTTTTCTTGGTGGTTGATAAAACTAAGTCAAATAACAAGACATACCGTGAATTGTATGACTGTGCCACGAATAAAATAATTAACGCTGATGAATGGTTAATTGATTCTGATAAATGGGACACGGTTTCACCGCCAGAGCCGCCAAAAGAAAAAGTAGATCCTATGAAATTAGAGTTGATGTCGCAAGCTCAACTAAAAGAGCAAATTCGCGCTCAAATTCAATTTAGCGGTATGGTGTTTGATTTAGAAGGCTGGCCGCGTGAAGAATTTGAAAAATTCTGCGATGAAGTCTGTGTTTTGATTCAGGAAGAAAAAAAATCAAATCGCTTTTTATTTGGCTGGGGCGAATGAATGAGCCAATACAAACCTTTCTTTTTACGTAATCAACGCATTAAAAATAATTGCTTGGATTTAATCAAGGAACTGCCAACGGATGATAAAAAGCCGTTAGTAGTCAAAATCCAACCAATAACACGAAACCTTGAGCAAAACGCCAAGTTTCACGCTATGTGCCAAGATGTTGCAAATCAGGCTGAATTTATGGGGCGTAAGCTCACAATGGAGCAGTGGAAAGTGTTGTTTATTTCGGGTCACGCAATCGCCACCAATCAAAAAGCAGATGTTGTGCCAGGTCTTGAGGGGGAATTTGTGAATATCCGTGAAAGTTCGGCTCAAATGAGCGTGAGCAGAATGGCAAGCCTTATCGAGTATGTGACCAGTTGGGGCGTGCAAAATGGCGTGAGATTTAACGATAGATGGGGATTTTACGGACGATGATAGAGGGAGAGACCATGGTTTTATTTTTGATTACATTTTCTGCTGTCCTGTTTTTTCTTTTCGGTCAGCCCCTTGCTGCCACCCTTGTTTTATGTGGAGCTTGTTGGCTTTCCGGTTGGTATTTTGCGCATAGCACGGTTGCAACAGAGTGCGAGAGATTGGGTAAGTTTTACGTTGGCAAAAACGTTTATCAATGCTCAAAAATTGAAACGATCGAGGATAAATAATGTTAGAGCTAATTTTACTCCTGCTCATTGCGATGATTTTTATTGCTGTGATTGTGGTTGTTTTGGATTGGTTTATTGGTGATGATTGGTGGTTTGATGAGTAAAGAGAAATTTGAACGCACAAAGCCGGTTGTAAATGTTGGTACTATAGGTCATGTCGATCACGGCGGAAAAGCAAAACTCACGGCAGCAGTAGTAATGGCAATGGCGGCTAACTTAGCGCGTAAATCGGTTGATGATGTAAACGAAAAACTAACGCGCGGATTGACAAAAGAACGTGAGGACTGGCGCAAGTGGAGACAGCCAGGCAGTAAAGGCAAGAACGTGATTAATGGGGGTAAGACGGTGAGCAAGGTTAATTATCGCAAAGAGGCGAAAGGGCGTGATTGCCAAGTGCGGTTACCTGGTATTTGTAATCATAATCCTGAAACGACCGTATTAGCACATTATCGTATGGCAGGATTAAATGGAGTCGGTATGAAGCCCGATGATATTTTTGGTGCTTGGGCATGCTCATCTTGCCATGATGAATGTGACCGTAGAACTAGAAAAATGGATACTGAAGATGTCCGCCTGGCACACGCTGAAGGAGTGTTTCGAACACAGCAAATTTTACGCAAGGAGGGCAAGTTATGAGTGATTGGCTAGAGATTGCCTTACCTTATCCGCCATCAGTTAATCACTATTGGCGACACACAAGAAACGGACGGCATTATATCAGCGAAGCAGGGAGAAAATTTAAAGCCGAAGCATTGCAAATTTTACAACAATTCGATCCATTTATCGGTGCAGTTGCAGTGCATCTTGAAGTTTATTATCCCGATAACCGAAACCGTGATCCCGATAATATAAACAAAGGGCTTTTCGATAGTTTAGTCGCCTCAGGATTAATACAAGACGACAACAACAAAGTGATAAAAGATTTTCGCAGTAAAAATTGCGGAACCAAAAAAGGCGGAATGGTTGTAGTAAAAATTAGAGGGCGTGAAAATGAGTAAATCAATCGAATTGTTGGTGAAATTACATAATCCTAAATGCGTGAGTGTGGAAACTGTGGGCCGCGGTGGTGCTGCGTTGCTTTATCAAGATCAAATTATTTGTGCTTTTGCCAAAGCAGAAAGCGAATACATGTTCGGCTATCACTTGCTGATGTATAAATATCGCCAAGATCCATTTTCGCGTGAATTTGTGAATAGTTATATTGAAAGCTGGTGCGAGGATCGCGGATTCCCTGAACACTCAGCGGAAGCGATGAAATGCGTAGTCGATATGGTTTGCGATCTGCCCTTACCAAGCCAAATTAAACATATCAAATCGCTTAGAAAACGATACCTACGATCGCAATATGCTTATCTTCCAACGATTGAAAAGATGAATAAAATTGCCGAAGAAAATGGTTTGTCGATTAATGGTGTGGAAGCTCGTCAATTAAGAGTCCGTGAAATTAATGAATTGCGTAAATCAAATACTTGTCCGCGTTGCCGTGGAACGGGGGTAGTCGGTCGAGTGCAAAAACGTGAATGTCCTGAGTGTCGCGGAAAAGGGCAGTTGCGCGCCAATATCTATCACTTGATGAAGTCCATTGATTGTACTGAATCTTATTTTAAACGCTATATCTTGGCGTTGGTGGTGGATTTTGAACGCCATTGCTATGAGGATATGAGTGGGGCGGAAAGTGTGATTAAGCAGAGATTAAATAAAGAAATTTCTGATTGATTTTTGAATTTGTGAGTAAGATCACAGATGAAAAATAATAAATCTCTTATAATTGGTAAAAATTGATTATGGGAGTTTTTGTTTATGAAAAAGAGTTTAGTATTGATTTCATTGCTCTTTGTTTCTATGCAATCTACAGGGGTTGGTAATAGCGAAATTAATAATGTGGAGCAAGTAAATAAATTTTCCAGAGAATCAAGAATACTACTTGAGCGTGTTAAACCAAATTCATTTAGGGAATGGTCGTATAAGTATGATGTATTACAAGCTCAATACGATAAATTAGAAATGGATTTCCAAAATAGACCAAGTAAAGGGAGTTCTAAGAAAAGTAGTAACTTTTTAACGGATGATGAGTATCAAGAGTTAATACATAAAGTGAAGGGGAATAGGGCTGTTACTAGAATTTATCCTCCTGAAAATCAGTGGGTAAATGTTCGATTTTATAATCCATTGAATGTAAAAATCAAACAAATAGAGCTAATTATAACGGAGGACATAACGGAGTATAAAACAGCATCAAATGAAAAGTTGTCTGAAAACAGTTTGTTTAGAGATATTTACTGGAATATATCAGACAGAGACAAAAAAAAGCCTGTTGAACAGGTTTATTTAGAGGCTAAAAATAAATTTTTATCCGATTTAGATAAGAAGCATCCTGAGATAACAATTAGAGTTGATGTAAATGCAAATCCTTATTCTATGGTAAATGTGAATTTTGAAATACCATCAAATTTTGATATTGAACGATGGAATATTAGCAAGTTGATCGGAGAATAGTAGTTCCAACATAACTATTGGCATAGGTAAGTGTAAAAATTTGTCAAGATAAGAATAAAGCCTGTTTACAAAGCAGGCTTTTTTCATTATTATTTTCATCAAGGTGTCGTAGCCTTAAATCCAAAGCGGAAGTCCGCACCCGACAGCATAGCGGTTTTTTTATGCGTAAAATTTGTGATCTCGTTTAGTTTTATTGCCATTAAGACTTAACACGCATAAATCCAATTTCATCTATGCCGAGAGGGCGAGGAATAAAAGACCTTCGGGGAATAACTCCAGCCGACTTTGGACGGTTTACGAACCTCTTGGCACCCCATTTAGGGTAAATCTTAATTTCGTAAAAAAATCCAAAGGAGACATTTTATGTCTAATCAAACCCAACTCTCTACATTCAACTTTGAATCAAATTCTATCCGCACTTTAGCTATAAACAATGAACCTTGGTTCGTTGCAAAGGACGTTTGTGACGCAATCGGTCTAACAAACTCTCGTATGTCTTTAATTGCGTTAGATGAAGATGAAAAGGGTGTAAGTTTAATTTACACCCCTAGCGGACAACAAGAAGTGAATATCATCAGCGAAAGCGGAATGTACACTTTGATCTTACGTTGCCGTGATGCAGTGAAAAAAGGATCTATTCCACACCGTTTTAGAAAATGGGTTACAGCAGAAGTATTACCTACTATTCGTAAAACAGGAAAATATGAAAGCAAAACATCCGTCAATGACAGAACAGGGTTACGCAATGCCGTGAATATGCTCGTGAGCAGAAAAGGATTAATTTATTCCGATGCCTATCATTTAATCCACCAACGCTTTAATGTGGAAAGTATCGAAGATTTAACCCTTGAACAACTCCCTGAAGCAGTAGAGTATGTTCACAAAATAATTTTAGAAGGGGAATTAATTACTGAGCCTGAATTACCTAATGGTGAAAAGAAATTCTCTTTTGAATTTACTGAGTACGAACTCCAACAGCTTCTTTGGTTATGGTTTGCTTTCAAACGTGGCGTCGGCACATTCCAATACATCGAAAAAGCCTTTAAGACGCTAGGCTCAAATATGAGCGGGCAAATCTACGGACAGGCTTACGAATATTTAAGCGTGTTACGCTCAACAAACCAAATCTTAAATCGTATTACACAAGAGCTTGAGATTGATCCAATGACAAATTGGCGAGCATTAGAACACTTGCGCCAGTTTGATCCGAAAGCCATTAGAGTAGATTTTTAAAAAGGCTTTTAACTGTAAAGCAGATTGACATTAACCAAAAACTGCACTAGAATTTTCCATAATAGCCAAAGTGTAATACATTTACATTTTGGCTTTTTTATACGTAAAAGAAAAGCCGAGGTGAGGGAAACACTTCGGCTTTTTTCATTCCTGTTAAGCTCAATTTAAAGGAACGAATTTATGATTAAGTATAACAGAACGAAACTAAAAATACATCCAAAAGAAGGATTAAATATGGAAACTTATTCAACACCTGTTATTCGTGGTGCGATTGCCTTTGCGATTGTAGCTTTAGCTGTGGGAATTTGTCTTCTTTTTGCAACGCCTTTTATTAGTGCTGTTCGTTGGTGGTAGTCGTTATATTGAGTTATGTAAAAATCCCTACTTGTTGATACTGTTAGGGTATCTATAAGGGGTAGTCTAATGGTAAAACAGCGGTCTCCAAAATCGTTGATTAAGGTTCGATTCCTTGCGACTTTGCCATATCACAAGCTCACGTTAACACGTGGGCTTTTTTATTGCCTAAAGAACAGGCGGGAGAAAATATATGCCAATTAAAGAGCCTGATGTATGGGCGTTAATATGGTCTTGGTTGCAAACAAATCTTAGTTCTAGCTCAGCACAGAGTGCTTTTTGGGCGTTATTTATTTCTCTTTTAAGATTTGGGTTTATGCGTAAAAAGCCAGCTATTCGTTATGTTTTAATTGATGCGGCTATGTGTGCCTCTATTGCGGGTGTTGCGGTACCAATTTGTACGCATTTATTTGGGCATACAGAATATTCTTCATTTCTCGGTACGATGATTGGTTTTGTTGGTACTGAAAAAATTCGCGAGTTTTTATTTAAATTCATTAATCGGAGAATTGAAAAAGATGACAATGATGATTTCCGAAGTGACATTTAATAAAATTTTTCCACACGCAGTTAAAGGTGTTTATCAAGCTATTTCGGCGCAGATAGAAAAAGCAGGTTGTGTAACTAAGATGCAGCAAGCGATGTTTCTAGCGCAATGTGGACACGAAAGTGGCGGATTTACAAGATTTAAAGAAAATCTAAATTATTCTTGGCTTGGGCTTTCTAAAACTTTTCGTAAATATTTCCCAGACTCACTTACAGCGAAGAAATATGAGCGTAAGCCTGAACTTATTGCTAATCGTGTTTATGCTAATCGTTTAGGTAATGGCGATGAGAAAAGTGGAGATGGCTGGAAGTATCGTGGTCGTGGACTGATTCAGATTACAGGTAAGGATAATTATGCCGCATTTAGAAAATGGTTAGGTAGAGACATTGAGCCAGAAGATGTAGCCAGTAATTTAGACTTATCTGTTAAGACGGCTATTTGGTATTGGCAATGCTGTGAGTTGGCTGAGCTTAATTCAGTAGAGAAAGTCACGCGAAGAATTAATGGTGGACTAAACGGCATTGATGAGCGTTGTAAGCTCTATTGCGCATTAATGGTAACGGATAATGACTAAGTACATTTACATAGCGTTAGCGGGTGTTGTCGTGGTTTTGATTGGTGTATTGCGTTACCAGTCTGGCGTTATTGAAGACTTGGAAACCACAAAGGCACAACAAGCTGAAACCATCATTCAGCAATCCACTAAAATCACCCAATTAGAATCGGATATTGCTGAAAATCAACGCATCACCTTTGAGTTATCCAAGGCTGAAAGCAAAGCGAGAGAGGAACAAAATGCGATTATCAATTCAATTCCAAATAGCGATAAACAAAGCAATGCGTATAATTCCGTTGCTCCTATTAGCTTGCTTAACTTCTTGCGCAAGTAAACCGCAAATCATCACATATCCAACTATTCCAGCAGCGTATCTTGCTCACTTAGATAAAACATCATTTAGCGGTTCAACCTATGGGGATGTCGCGCAATATGCCGTAATACTCAAACGCGAACGTGATGTCTGTTTAAATCGGATTGATAAAATCCGTGAATGGCAACGTGAGAAAATGGAAAAATAATCTAATACCTAAACCGTGCGTGCAATAAAGCGCGGTTATTCTTCACCACCTTTGCTCGCTTAATGCGGGCTTTTTTATATCTCGTTTATGGCAAAAAAAGATTGGAACGCACTACAAATAGAGTACATCAAGACTTATGCAAAAACTGGTGTGTCTGTTATGGAGTGGTGCAGACGGAAAGGATTGAATTTTGCCACTGCTAAACGGTATATCAAAAAGCCTGAAACGATTTTTGAAAACTGCGAAAGTGTGAATAAAACTACTAAATCGGAAGTTATTGAAAATAAAGAAGATTTGGATAAAAACTGCGAAACAAACTGCGAAAGTGTGAACAAAACTGCGAAAGTTATCCAAGAGAACTGCGAAACCGCGAAAGAAATTGCGACAAAAGTAAAGCAGTCCGCAAAAATGATAAAGCATGGTGGCTACGCTCGATATTTTAAAGATAAATCTGCCTTTGATGTTGTCGTTGATTTTAGCCTTAAAGATGAAATTGACCTGATGCGCCAACGGGCTATTTCTTCCATTGAAAGCATTGAGAAGTTCACTGCTGATTTAGCGCGGTGTACTACAGCAGAAGATAAGGAAATTACATTTAAGCTAATTAAATCTGCTGAAGCGGCATTAGATAGAGCGGTGGGGCGCATTGAAAGCCTGAATAGCACAAATAACAATATTGCACTTACTCTTGAAACAATCGAATTAAGAAAAGCACAGACGAAAGAAACCTTACTTAAAGCCGATAAATTAGCGCAAGAACTCGGGGCAAAAGCGGCAAGTAAATACAAAGTCGAATATGCCATTGACTTCTACGATGACGAGAAAAGCAATGAAGATTAATTATCGCGCCTCTGCTACATTTCGTAGAGTACATAGATCGAACGCATTAGTGAAAGCGATTCGTGGCCCGATTGGTAGTGGTAAATCCGTAGGTTGCGTTATGGAGATGTTCCGAATTTGCTTAAATCAAGAAGCGAATGCTGACGGTGTGCGCCGTACTCGTTGGGCTTGTGTGCGAAACACTTATCCTGAATTAAAAGGCACGGTAATCAAGACCTTTCAAGCGTGGATTCCTGAAAGTATTTGTCCGATTAAATATGACAGTCCTATCAGTGGCATGATGAAAATCAATCACCCTGACGGTAAAACCATGGTAGAGGCGGAATTTATGTTTCTTTCAATGGATAAACCGCGCGATGTAAAAAAATTAATGTCACTTGAATTGACTGGTATTTGGATCAATGAAGCTCAATTCTTACCAGTGATGCTGGTAACAGAAGCGGTAACACGTACTGGTCGTTTTCCTGAAAAGCGAGTTTCGGAAGGATTCGATGGTGCAACGTGGAATGGCATGATTATGGATACCAACTCACCTGATGATGATCACTGGTGGCATACCTTTGAAATGGCACTCGATGAAGAAACAGGGGAAAGCCTTACGCCTAAGAATTGGGCGTTCTTTACACAGCCTGGGGCGTTAATTGATATTACAGGCATTCCGTTTGAATCGTTATCTAATGGAGTTAAAGCTAATATCGAAAATGGCTTATACGTTGACTATCACGGACACCGATTTGTCGCTAATCCGTTAGCAGAAAACGTAGAAAACCATAAAAAAGGCTATGGCTACTGGTTTGATAACCTTCAAGGACAAACATTGAGTTGGATTAAATCTCGCATTTGCAACGAATTTGCGACCGTTCAAACAGGCAAACCCGTCTATATGGATCACTTCAACAAAGATTTACACGTCTCGAAAGACAAATTATTACCTATTAAAGGCTGGCCAACATTTATCGGTCTTGATTTTGGTTTAACGCCAGCTGCAATTATCGGTCAAGTCTCACCTATCGGTCAGTTACGTATTACCGATGAAGTTGTGGCGACAGGAATGGGGATTCAGCGATTCATTCAAGATCAGCTATCGCCTTTAATTCGCTCCAAATATACTGGTTGCGAAGTGGAAGTGATTGGTGATCCGGCTGGCGTTCAACGTGCGCAAACAGATGAAAAAACCTGTTTTCAAATTTTGTTAGAAAACGGATTCAATGCACGTCCAGCAGATACGAACAATACAACAGGACGATTAGAAGCGGTGCGCTGGTGGTTATCTCGTTTGGTTGGAAAGGGGCAACCTGCGATGATTATCAGCCCGCATTGTCGAGTTTTAATTAAAGGCTATGAAACAGGTTATGCCTATCGCCAGTTAAATATTAGCGGTGAAGAAAAATATACGGAAATGCCCGATAAAAATCGCTATTCACATCCACACGATGCAAACCAATATTTATGTTTAGGCGCTATGCCTGATTTATTCAAACAACAAATCATCAACGTTAAACCACACCAAGCTATCAGCTCAATCACAGGATATTAAAAATGGCAGAAGAACAATCCGCAATTCTAGAAGCTATCACCGCTTTTGGGGCAGATCTAAAGGTCAAGCTATTAGAACATTTAAAGCAACGCCAACCGATCGTGCAACGTTGGGTGAAAGATATGTATCAGTATCGCAACCAATATGAAGAAAGTATTAAAACCAATAAATCGAAAGTTTTTGTTGGCTACACTCGTGCGAAAACAGATTCGTGGACAGCGCAAATGACAGATATGCTTTTCCCTAGCGATGATAAAAACTACGGAATCAGCCCAACACCAATGCCAGAAATTACGAATATTGCAAAACAGCCTGACACTGACGATCCGAATTTGCGCAATCAAATTTCCAACGCACGTGCCATTATGCAACAGGCCAAAGAAAGTGCAGAAGCCATGGAAAAGCTAATTGATGATCAGTTATTAGAGTGCGACTATGCGGCAGAAGCGCGTTTATGTTTACATTATGCAGCAGCGCTTGGTACTGGTATTTTACGTGCGCCTGTGGTGGATGTTGTGGAATCCAAAGCATGGAAACAAGACAGTTTAGGGAATTGGGTGGGAGAAATTGTCAATAAAACAATTCCAGCCGTTCGTTTAGTTCTTCCGTGGGATTTTGTGCCAGATATGACTGCGCCAACGCTCAAAGATTGTCAGTTTGTGTTTGAGCGTAGCCATGTGACTAAAAAACAATTACAGGCGCTTGCGAAAAATCCGTACTACTTGAAAGAAAGCGTATTGGAATTATGTGAGCTTGATGGTGGGGATACGCGTACGGCAAGCAATGATATGGATGGCTATGTCGATACACTAAGAACACTTTCTGGGCTTGAAACACAAAGTAAGGATAACCGCTATGAGTTGTGGACTTATCACGGTGGGATTCCGTTAAATGTGTTGTCAGGTGCAAATGAATTGTTAGGTGAAGACAACAAGTTAAATATTCCTGATGATGAAGAATCACGTGCTGCCAACTTAGAAATTGAAGGTGTAATTGTGATGGCGGGCAACGGTAAAATCTTGAGTGTAAACCTCAATCCACTTGATACAGCTGAATTCCCTTATTCAGTTTATACCTGTGAACCTGATGTTTGCTGCCTATTTGGTTTTGGTATTCCTTACCTTTGCCGTGATGCACAAGAAATACTCAATACTGCTTGGCGTGGAATGATTGATAACGGAATTTTAGGAATTGGGCCACAAGCAGTAGTCAATAGTAGTGTACTAACACCAGTGGATGGGAACTGGGAACTTGCACCATATAAGTTATGGAAAACTAATGACCGTGCAACCGTTAATGCTCAATTTGAAGCGCAACGTGCATTTGGCATCTTTGATATTGGTAGTCGTCAGCAAGAGTTAGCTAATATTATTCAACTGTCTAAATCTTTTATGGATGAAGAAAGTGGTTTACCAATGATTGCTCAAGGTGAACAAGGACAGGTAACGCCTACGCTTGGCGGTATGTCTATGTTGATGAATGCTGCTAATGCGGTGCGTCGTCGTCAAGTGAAAGAATGGGATGATTCGGTGACTAAACCGCTGATTCGTCGATTCTACGAGTACAATATGAATATGAGTGAAGATTCGTCCATTAAAGGTGATATGCAAGTTGTAGCACGTGGCACGTCAGCTTTACTTGTGAAAGAAACCCAAACCGCACAAATCATCGATATTTTCCAAAAATTTGGTCAGCATCCGCAATTAATGTATGCGTTTGATTGGTACGATGGTGCGAAAACTCTCATGCAGTCTATGAGTATGGGAACGCAGACTATGCTAATTCCACGTGAAGAGTACGAACAAAAACTTCAGGAAATACAAGAAGCGCAGGCACAGCAACCACAAGATCCTGAAATCCTTAAAGTTCAAATGCAAATGCAGATCGCGCAACAAAAACAACAGCACGAAATGCAGTTAGAGCAAATGCGTACACAAGCTCAGTTACAGATCGAGCAAATGAAAGTACAGATTCGTGAAAAAGAACTTGAAATTAAAGTCCTAGAAGTCCAAATGCATCAAGAATCGCAACAGGCAAGATTGAATTTAGACAAGGAATTAGGAACAGCGAAACTCACTACCGATATTCAACTCCAAACAGGTAAACAAGCCGCAGACTTGGAAAAATTCAAGACGGAAGTGGCATTGAAAAATGCGCCAGTAGTTAATCCAACTGGTAACTACGGATTAGATCAATAACAGACCGCAACTTAAAAAGTGCGGTCTTTTTTTATCACCAATTTAAGGGCAAATAAAATGAGTAACTTTTACCTCCCGCAGAAAGAATATGACAACATGATCGGCATTATGACCGGCAATCCAAGTGGTAAAAAGAAAAATGATATTACTAGTGCTTATGTCGATATGCCGATGGCTGAGCAAAAGCCTGAGCAACAAGGATTGGTTGCAGATACCATTGATGCGGTACAAATGGGGGCTTGGAAGGGGGCGAGCGACATTGCGCATGGTTTAGGCGCTTTAACTGGAATGGATTGGTTGCACGATGTGGGCGATTGGGCGGCAAAAGGTGCGGATGAAAACCTTGCAACTATGTCTGATGAAATGAAAACTGCGCTTAATCAAAATGCGTTCGATGGAGAAGATCAAGGTGTGCGCAATATTCGTTGGTGGGCTGGTAATCTTGGCTCATTGATTGGTCAAAATCTTGATACCGTTTTAACACTTGGTGCGGGTAAAGTCGCCACATTCGGTGTGAAACAAGCCGGTAAATTGTTCTTGAAAAAAGAAGCGGCTGAACAAGTAGGGAAAACAGCTGTAGAACAAGCCGCTAAACGTGGTATTCCTCAAAAATACTGGAATATGGTTGGCGTGACTGCTGTAATGTCCGCAATGTCGGGTGGCAGTCGTTACGGTCAAAAACGCGATGAAGTGATGGGTATGAGCAATGAACAGCTTGCGCAAATTCCCCAATTTTCTGATGCGTATTATGAGATTGCTGATAGTGAAGAAGGCAAAGGCAAAACAGTTGAGGAAATTTATGATTTAGCTAAATCCTCCTTTGCTGATAAGGTGGGGAGTGCAGCCGCACTAAATCCGACCGCAATCGCTACTGACTTAGTGACAAATGCTGTAAGCGGTCTTGGTGGTGGTTTTTTAGGGCTAAGTAGCGCAGCGAAAACCATCAAAGGTGGTTTATTGAAAGGTGCAATGGTTGAGGGGGGGACGGAAGCAGTTCAAGGTATTGCGGAACAGTATGCGCTAAATAAAGCAGAGAAAGACTATTACAATCCGAATAAAGATTTAACCGAAGGTATGGCTGACAATGCTATCAATGGTGCGGTGCTTGGCGGCGTGTTTGGCTCGGCAATGGGTGGATTGGACGCACATACGGAACAACGTGTATTTAATAAACAAAAACGCGTATTACTCAACCATATTGATACTGGTAATGAAGCGGTAGATAGTCAATTAAGAAACTACGTAGATATGCTCAATCAAGGTGCAACGGAATTGAGCGATCTTGTTTCTGTAAGTCGTGTTCAGGCTTTAAATAATGCCGGTATTGTTAATGCACGTGCGCGACAAGCTGCGGAAGATGCATTGGCACAGCAACAAGCAAAAGCAAAATTTGAATCAGACTTCTTTGGAGAAGATACCCAGCAAGCTCAAGATGTAAATTCTGCCTTCCAAGTTGATCCTAAATTAGAACGTGCACTTGAATTACACTCAATCTTAGGGCAATTTCGCAATAATAATCTTTCTCGTGCGAATGAATTTATGGATACGCCAATGGTTTTTTCTGATGAACAAGCGAAAAAAGATCACGTAACAGAAAAAGCATTGACAGAAGTACGCAATATTGCACAGCAGTATGGTATCAATCCACAAGATGGAAAAGCGATGCGCCAATGGCTAGAAGATTATGCTGAAAAAGCGAAAGAATACGGTGAAAATCAACCGCACTTTAATGCGCCGACAAGCAACCTACAATCTGAGGCAAATATCGCACCAACGAGTCGTGAGGGAGTTATTGAGGGCGTGAGCGATGAAATTGATGTGGGCAATGGAAACTATCAGCCTTTCCAATATGAAGTGGTAGATGCGACTACACTTTCCCCTACGCAACAAAAAGATGACAACCAATTCCGCGATCGTGACAGAACAGCAAGCCAATCACAAATTAACAACATTGCGCGTAATTTAGATCCGCGTAAATTGGCCGCAAGTCCAACTATGGATATTGGTGCGCCACTGCTTGCTTTAGACGGTAAAACTATCATTGCTGGTAACGGTCGTTCAATGGCCCTTCGCCAAGCCTATCAAGAAGGCGGTGCAGAAGGTTATCGACAATTCTTAAAAGATAATGCCGATCGTTTTGGTGTTGATTCAGCTGAATTAGATGCCGTGGAAAACCCTGTGCTTGTTCGCCGCTTAACTTCGCCAGTAGATATTGCACAAGTCGCAATTAATTCCAACGAGCAAGGTGGAATGCGTATGTCTGAATTGGAGCAAGCGAAAGTCGATGCTCGCCGCTTGCCAAGTATGGATTCTTTTGTTGCCGATGAACACAGTGAAATTAATTCTACTGACAATCAGCAATTCATTCGTCAATTTATTCAAAATCAGCCAGAAAACCTCCGAAATGAATTATTAGACAGTAAAGGCAATTTGAGCCAAACAGGCGTTCAACGTATTCGTAATGCAATGCTTTATCAAGCCTATGGCGATAGTCAAACATTATCAAGATTGATTGAGAATACTGACCAAGGAGCTAAAAACGTACTTAATGCTCTAACCGCACTGGCACCCAAAGTGGCTCAAACTCAGCAAGATATTAATTCAGGCGTGCTTTCTGACGTGGGCATTTCCAACGAAATTATTCAAGCGGTAGAAAAATACAATCAGCTCAATGCACAAGGTTACAAAATCAATGATTATCTTGCTCAAGAAGATTTTGTTGGGGATTTATCGCCGGAAGCAAGAGAAATCTTAACCATCTTTGATGAAAATCGCCGTAGTGGAAAGCGTATTGCGCAAGTGTTAGGTGCATATTTCGATCAGGCTAAAACACAGGGCAATCTATCACAAGCCAGTATTTTTGGTGATATGGCATTCGATAAATTAGGCTCATTGCAGCAAGCGAAGAATGTTGATGAAGATATTCGATTAAGTCTTAATGAATCGGCTGATTCTGATTTTGCGAAAGCAGTGGATTATGTAGCCAATGGTAAGTTTTCATCGCAAATTATTGATGTTGGCACAACTCCTAGCGTATTGAAGATGCTGGGTCTTCCTGATGCTAATGTGGTGATCAGTGGTGCAGTATTGAAAAAGATAATGTTAGGAAAACATAATGTTACACCTGATACATTAAAACAGCTACCAAAACAAATTAATGATCCTGTAGCAGTAATGAAATCAAGCACACAGCAAAATGGTTATGTGGTTTTAACAGAGTTAATGGAAAATGTGAATGGAATCAACAAGCCTGTTGTTTCAGCCTTGCATTTAAAGCAGACTTCACAAGGAATTGAATTAATTAATATTGCTAGTGTATATGGACGAAATAATTCGCAAATTCAACGCGGATTAGAAAATGACTTGCTTTATTGGAATAAGAAAAAAGGAGCCAATTTCTTAGATAATCTTACGCTTCAATTGCGATCACCATTATCAGAAACTAACTCCATAAAAAGTTATCAATTTGCTAGGACTGCTGGGCTTCAATTGCCATCGTCGCTCACTAGCGTAGATAACCTTTCTGTGTCTAATATTAAGACCGAAGCTGATTTAAGTCAATATCAAAGCGCAAAAAACAATCAAGAATCTTCCATTAGTCCTGAAGTTCAACGTGTGCAAGCGATAATCAATAAAACTTTTGGTAAAGCCGCACAGCATATCGAAGTGACCACCTTTGCTAACCCGCCAAAAGACGTGAAGAATTTAATTACTTCTGACGTGGAGGGTTGGTTCAATCCAAAAACAGGCAAAATCACTATTGTCGCCGACAGCATTAAAGCGACAAAAACCATGACCAAAGACGAACGCTTACAGTTCGTTGCATGGCATGAAATGGCTCATCGAGGAATCAATGTTGGCTACAAAGGCACTTATGACAACCTTATGACTGAAGTCGGTAAAAATAAAATGGTAAGTAAAATTGCCGATGCGATTCAAGTCCAACGTAAAAATACAGATGATTTAGCCGCAACCAATCGTGCAGTGGCGATTGAAGAGGCCATTGCAGAAGTGATGGCCGCACACGAAACCGGCAAATGGAATGAGCTTGAAAGCCGTTACGGTGTAGAGATTAAAAAAGGTCAAAGACAATCAACTAAATCATGGTTAGCAATGACCGCACAACGAATTAAAGAATTCTTATCAAAAATCTTTGGTGCCGAACGTGCCGCACAATTCTCCGATGAGGATGTATTGAATCTTGTCGCTAATATTAAGAAAAGTGCGGTTGGAAATTTTAATGAAAGCGGTAACGTACGCTTTAGCCGTAATGAAGACCTCACCGAAGAACTCTACAACCAAGCCAAGGAAAATGGCGAAACCGAACTTACTTTTCATCAATGGAAACAAGTTCGCTCGCCTGAGTTTAAAGCCTGGTTCGGTGATTGGGAAAACGATCCTGAAAATGCAAGCAAGGTTGTGAATCCTAAAACTGGCGAGCCGTTAGTGGTTTATCATGGCACATTAAATAGTTTTAACGTATTTAGCAATGATAGAGGTGTTCATTTTGTATCTGACGATCCGAAATTTGTTGATAAGTTTGTAACGCAAAATAGTGGAGATCTTGCTGATGGTGCAAATGTTATGCCGTTGTTTATTTCCGCCAAAAATCCTTTTGATTACACTAACAAAAAACACGTTGGGAAACTTTCGGCGAGAGCCGGATTGAGTTCTAGCGCCGTTAGTGAAATAAAAAAAGGTAAATGGCAACGGATAGAGGATAGAACAATCATTGAATCAATCAAAGATTTGGGATTTGATGGTTTTTATGTAAATGAGGACGGAGTTAAAAACTTAGCTATCTTCAACTCCAATCAAATTAAATCAGCATCCTCTAATACGGGGGTATTTTCAAGCGAGAATGATGATATTCGTTTTAGTAGAAAAGGCGATTCAGAATATCAACGAGATTTAATTGTCACACACAACATCAGAGCAGACGGCATTATGCACGCTGATAAAATGGGCGGTTTACCACTTGCATCCGTTGCAGTGGCGAAACAAAGTAATCCATTGACCAACTTTGGCGAAGTCACTTTAATTGGTAGTCGCAATTACATCGATCCGAAAGGTGTAAATAAAGCTCAAGTTTTCGGCAGCGATATTTATTCTCCTCGCTATCCTCGAGTTAGCTATGAGTATTCAGCTAAAGATAAAAATGTATTATTTAACCGTTTTGAGAAAGCTGCTAAAGAGGTTGGAGATGGAAGTTTTGATTATTACTTTACTCAAGGTCTAGAAGATACCGGCGCAAGACAAGCTATGCTTGATAGTGATGCCGTTAAATATCAATTCTTAAAAGAGCAGAATATTCCGTATAAAAAAGCCCATCAAGATATTCCGAAAAGCGTACACGCTGATTATCCGTCCATTCAAAAAGCAATTAAAGCTGGCATCAGCGAGGAAGATATTTCATCCATCGAAAGTGTGGATAAATTTGAGGGATTATTCAGAGAATTTATCAAGGATTACATCAAAGATATTGAGGGTAGAGTATCTCCATCGCCATCGCTCAAGAATGTTATTGTTCGTGCAAAACAAGCCTTGGATGGGGATAAATATGCGGTGCGTACATTTGCTGAATCAAGAGTAAAAGAGGGATTGAAATTACAGGAATCTAAAAAAGTATTAGATCAACCTGAAACCTTATCAAATATGCGAAAAGCGGTTAGTGAGCATAATGATGCTTTCCGTGATTATGTTGATAGTATCGTTGAAACCATACCAGTTAAAGAGAAAATTTGGAATGGTACAGATGGTCATGGCCGCAATAAATACGTTGCGCATACCATTGAAAATGTTGTGAAGAAACTAAAAAAAGATTTACGAGGTGGTGAATCATTTAATTATGGAATGCCTAACGTGCGTGCGGCCGTTACGCCTAAGTTTAAATCCATTGCTGATATTCAAGCTAATAAACATCGAATCGTATCTAAAGAAGAATTTGAAATTGCAAAAAATACTCTTAAAAAAGAGGGAGATTTATTAGCGAACAAATTAGGTGTAAGCACTTTAGATATTTACGATGTGCTATGGAATGCGGTGGATGAAAACACTTCAAAAGCATTTGGCTATGCCGGCATCAAAGACACTCAAGAAAATAGAATGGCGGTTGATACGTTTTTGAATAAACTCAAAGCGTTGCCAACTGAATACTTTGAGGGCAAGGCTAAAGATATTACACAATTCAGTAACTTTGCTGGTGCTGTTGTTCCTGATAATCTTGCTAAAAATGCCTATGATGTATTGGAAAAATCAGGGGTGAAAATCTTTACCTATGATTCTACTGATCCTAAATCAAGAATTGAAGCAATTAAGCAAGCGACAAATCAATTAGATGAAGAGCGTGGTGGGGATATTTTATTCTCTCGTGCAAATACAATGCAATCCGCTCTTGATTTAGCAATGACAGGCGTAGCAGACAGTGAGCCTAGTGTATGGGATAACTTAAAATCCAAAGACTTCTCAGGATTTAAAGAGCGCTTTAATCGGGTAGTGGGCAAAGTGGATGAATGGTTCGCTGATAGCTTGCGCCCAGTGAATGACTGGATTGATTCAATGCATCTTGAAGATCAAACAGGGAATACGAGCAGTCGAGATCACGAAAAACGCAGATTGAAAGATGCGATGTACACCGCCAAGGGTAAACGTGATGCACTAAATTCAGAATTAGAACAGGCGTATTTAAAACCTATCCTATCTAAAATTGCCGCTTTATCTAAAGAGACCAAGAAAAGCAAACATCCGATCGATGAATTAACAATGAAACGATTAGTCGGTAACTGGATTTCGGCTCGCTATTCCATTGAGAAAAACATTGATTTATTAAATCGTGATGAAAAAGTAATGCGTGATACAAAACGCTTATTGGATAACGCTAAACAAAACGGTACAAGTGTAGAAGTTCGTCGCTTAAATGAGGCTTATCTAAAAGCAAAAGAGCAATACGATAACCGTAAGTCTGATATTTACAACACAGATTATAAAAACAAAGGTAATCGCTTTAAAGTTGGGGTCGCTGGAGGTTGGTCAATTCCGGAAGCTGAATTGATTATGAAGAATACTGAACAACGTATTAGTAAATCTAATTTAGAATCAATTGCTGAGATGGTTTACGATCTTAATCAATCAAGATTAGACATTGATCGTGCAAGCGGTCGATATACTGAATCAGAATATCAAGAATACAAATCAAATCGCCATTATGTTCCTTTAACTGGTGATCCTAATGCTGATGTAGATGTTGATATTATCTCAGGTGCCAGCTCAAATGCGCTTAATATAACTCGAGATAAAGCATTGAAAGGTCGTATAAACTCAGAGGCTGAAGATGCGATTGATGCTGTTTGGAAGTCAATCGGTAAATCCACCACCTATGCCGGCTTTGCTGAATTTAAAGCGAAGATTGACGACTTGTTTGAGACAGAAGTCGCTTTATTGAAAAATAAAGGATATTCAGACTCAAGCGCAAGAGAACAAGCAACCGCAAATTTAGGTATTAGCAAACGTAAAATGCAAGGCTTGACACGCTCAAGCGACAACGTGCTTATCCGTAAAGAGGGCAGTGATTATTATGAGTATGAATTGCCAACTCAAGTGATGGAATCATTGCGTAATGACAACGTTGAACACGCCAACGCTTTCTTGAAAGTTATTTCTAAGCCGACAGGATGGTATGCTCGTGGTGTTACTCAATGGACGGTTACGTTTGCCCCAATGAATATGTTGCGTGACACTTGGGAAAAATCAGAATTTATCCGAGTGCAAAAACTTTACGATAAAAACGATCGTCTAGTCGATAGCAAAACAATGGATAAAATCGGTCGCAATACCATTAAAAACGCACTCACTGACAAAGAAGTGTGGAACGCAACAAAACGATTAGGGTTCGGACAAGAATTGCGTGATAGCGTTCCGGTAGAACGTATGCTTAAACAGCTATTAAGAGAAGGAGGTATTTCAAACTATGGCACTTACTTAGATAAGACAGAAACCGACTTAATAAAAAGACTGAAAAAAGAAAACAACCCATTGTCAAACAAATTAGAGAAAGTAGGCAATATTTTAGAAGGGTATAATAAAACCTTTGATACAGTTTCTGCGCTTGCCGCTTATAAGGCTTTAGTTGAGAATGGTGTAGATAGCAAGCAAGCTGCCGCAACAACGCTAGAATTAACCAACTTCCGCAAGACTGGCTCAAAAATGCGTGGTATTAAAGCCTTGTATATGTTCTCGCAACCGACTGTAATGGGGGCGGCCAACTTAATGCGTTATCTATCCACTCGTAAAGGGCAAATCCGCTTTATTGGATATATGGCGGTAATGACTTCACTTTATACTGTATTGCGCTCAATGGATGATGAGGATGAGGGCGGGAATAAAATGGATCAACTTGGCGATATCACTCGATATATCCCGATTCCACTAGGTGAAGGGAAATATTTTAAAATTCCAGTTGGTTTTGGTATGGCACAAATGGCTTGGAACTTCTCAACAAATATTGTAAAAGGTGCTGTTGGTGATATTTCATTGACTGAGGCTGGTGCAAATATGCTAGTGCATTCATTGAAAACATTTTCTCCAGTATCTCCATCTGAAATTTCAGCAGCAAAATATCCAATGGAAAAAATCGCATTAACCGCAACGCCAACTATTTTGCAACCAATTATGCAAAACGTTGTAAATCGATCTGCTTTTGGTAATAAGATCACAACTAACTATGTGCGTGATGATAAATTAAAAGCAGAGCAATCTAAGGCGACAACTGCTCAATTTTGGAAAGATGTGGCGATTAATCTAAACGATACAATGGGTATTGATATGCACCCTGAGCAAATTAAAAACTTGTTTGATGGTTACAGCTCAATGCTTGGTAGTCTTAAAGAGTTGAATACTGTATTTGTGGAAAATCCTAATCGTGAAGAGCTTGGAAGAAAAGCACGTACGCCATTCTTAAATCAATTCATTGGCACAACAAACGAATTTGCTATTCAAAGCCGTTACTATGAGGCAAGCGAAGAGGCTGGAAGTGTTTATAAAGAATACAAATCTCGCAAAGAACGCAATGAGTTAGGTAATTGGCTAGATGCCGAGAAGATGAAACTAATTAAATTCCATGAGCAAGAAGAGAGTATTGTTAAGAAAGCAAGAAGTGAAAAAGCTAATCTAACTCGTGCATTGCGCTCAGGCAAAATTAGCGCAATTGCTTATGAGAATGGCATTAAGCGTTACAATAAAGATATGAGCAGAGTTCAAGCCAAAATGTTACATAAATACCGTATAATGGAGGGGTTGAACACAAATTAATCTATTGACAATAAAAAATTTTGCAGTAGAATTTCCCACAATAGCCGAATTGTAGAAATACAGTTCGGTTTTTTATTGGAGTTTTCATGCAGAAACTAAAATTGCAAAATGAAGCAGATAAAAAATCTCTGATTATTTATCTGAATACTCGAATTATTGAGTATAAACAAGATTTATGCGGTGAAGGTTTAACGCCGCAACAATACAATGTTCTTAGAGGAAGAATCAAAGAACTGCAAGATCTTGTTGGTGAACTCGACCCAACATTACAGGTCCGCTAATTTCAGCGGGCTTTTTTATTAACGCATTATCACAAGCCGCTTTATGCTGCTTAAAGAGGTAATACATGGAAAATCAAGACACCGTAGAATTTAATGCTGATGCCGCTTTTGATGAAGCCGCTAATCAACTTGAATCAGGTGGACTAACTGCCGACAACGAGCCGTCTGTTGCAAATGACAACAATCAGCCAGCGCCCGATCAGCGTGGAGAAAATCCTCCTCAAGAAAGCAACCCGCAAGCGCCGGAAGCAAAAGAGGAAGAGCCTGAATGGTTAGCAAATGCCACTGACGAAGTGAAAGAGCATTTCCGCTCAATGAAAGCAGACAAAGAACGCTACGAACACATGGCTAAATCTCATCGTGGTCGTGCTGGTGCGTTCGCAAAGAAATATCAACAAGCACAAGCCGCTCTAGAACAGCTCAAACAAAACCAACCTTCCTTTGATGGAGAATTGGAAAGTTTGCGTGCTGATTATCCTGAAGTTGCAGAGTTATTGTCCCGCATTATTGCCGGACAAAATAAACGCCTTGAAGATGTTTCTGCCCCAATCGCTCAAATGGTGGAAGCCAACGTTCAAGATTTTGCGCAACAACAACTTGATACCTCTATTTCTTTAGTCACTCAAGCCGTTCCTGATGCAGATAATATCTTGCGCGACCCTATGTTCCATCGTTGGGTAGATACGCAACCAAATGGCGTTAAAGCAATGTTTAGCTCTGACGATCCGCAAGATGCGATTTATTTACTCAACGAGTACAAACGTGCAACATCCTCCATCACTGAGCAACGTAATAAACGCTCTCAACAATTATCCGCCATGTCTCTCCCAACGGGGCGCAGTGCGCCAAAAGGCGGTGATGAAATTGATGAAGATGCGTTATTCGATCAATTAGCTGCTCAATTTGCTAAGCAGCGATAGTTAGTTCATTTGAGGAAAATTATTATGGCTACAACTAAATCTACGGATATTTCCCAACGCACACAAGTGTATGCAGAAGCTAAAATGTTAGCTCATGCTGAACCGGTATTGATTTTGACTAAACTTGGTCAAACCAAACCAATCCCACAAAACAAATCCCAAGTGATTAAATTCCGCCGTCCAAAACCGTTTGCACCAGCTTTAACTCCATTAACTGAAGGTGTTCGCCCTGAATCCCAAAAAATGGTGTATGAAGATGTGGAATGCCGTTTACAACAATTTGGTGCGTGGACTGAAATCACCGATGTGATTCAAGATACTCACGAAGATCCTGTATTGTCCGACATGACCATGCTTTCTGGTGAGCAAGCAGCAGAAACCACTGAGCTTGCAACGTGGGGGGCAATCAGCGGTGGTACTAACGTGATTTTTGCTAATGGTTCAGCAACTTCACAAGTCAATACAGCTTTGAAATTAGAACACGTACGTGCGGCAGTGCGTAAATTACAACGCAACCGTGCGAAGAAAAAAACTAATATTTTGGATGGTTCAATCAAATACGGTACTAAACCGATTGAAGCAGCCTATATTGCTGTTTGCCACACAGACTTGGAAGCGGATATTCGCAATTTGCCAGGCTTTACCTCAGTTGCTGAATATGGCTCTCGTCAGCCAATCGTTCCACAAGAGTTCGGTACGGTAGAAAATGTGCGTTTTATTACCACGCCATTGCTTACCCCAACAGCAAATGCAGGTGCATCTGCTACTGGTAAAGTGTTATCTACAGGTGGTTCAAATGCGGACGTGTACAAAATTGCGATCTTTGGTCAAGAAGCCTATGCAGTTTGCCCGTTGAAAGGCAAAGATGCAGCACAAATTTTGGTACGCAATCCTGGTAAAGCTGAAAAAGGCGATGAACTTGGCCAAACTGGTTCCGTTGGTTGGAAAACTTGGTGGGCTGGTAAAATCTTAAATGATGCGTGGTTAGTTCGTTTGGAAGTTGCCGCAACCGCACTTTAATTTGAAACTCAAGCCCTCCTCGTGAGGGCTTTCTTTTTTTATGAGGAAACCTATGTCATATCCATTTATTGATCTGAAAAAAGCCACAAAAGAAGAATTGGTTGCGCATTTACGCGAACAATGTGGCGTGGAAAAAGATGGCAAGAAAGAAGAGCTTGTTCAAGCTATTCTTGATTTTGAAAGCTCCAGTGGTTTGGTGCGCCCCGATATGCCAACAGGAAACAAGTCAAAAGAAATGCCTCCAGCTGATTTGCCTAAACGTGTGCGCATTATCATTGCACCAAGTGAAACTGACAACAGTGATGTGTATGTTGGTCTTAATGATTTGGATATATTAATTAAACGCGGAGAAGAAGTTTCCGTACCCGAATCTGTTTATGTTTTACTTTCTAAAGCTGGCGAACATCGCTTTGAACAAAACAAAGACGGTACTTATAGCGAATACTTTGCTCCTCGCTATTCAATTACTGTATTAGGTGATGCCTAATGAATTACTTGCAGCTTGCTCAACGGTTACGTCGTGAAATGAACGATACAGGCGAAGGCCCGCATAATGTTACCAATCAAACTGGTCGTAACCTTGAGTATGTTGATGCTATTCGTGAAGCATGGTTAGATATTCAATCTTTACGCCCGTGGAACAAGCGATTTTGGGAAAATGGTTTTGATAGTGATAATCTTCAAGAATTAGAAGCGTCCTCTGATACACCATTTATTCCTAAGCAATTCCACGTGGCGATTGTGTATTACGCTATGCAAAGTAAAGCCCTGTCACAAAATGCGCAAGAGCTAGTTATCCGCGGGCAAAATGAATGGGATAAATATCTTCATTTGCTTTGCGAACGATTCTTACCCACTCCATCATTAGGCAAATAATGTCACAACTTCCACGAATTCAATCACAATTTATCGCCATCAGCGGTGGCATGGATTTAACTACGCCACCGATTGCAAAGGCGAACAGTGAAGCGATTATCGCGTTAAATGTGCAACCTAATTATGGTGGGGGTTTTTCACGCATTGAAGGTTATGAATGCATTGACGGAGAAATGATTCCTTCTGAGATGGATTATGCAGTATTAGTGGTTAATGAAATTCCTCAAGATAAATCCTTTCTTAATAAAACCTTCAACCATCAAGGAAAACGTTATCAAATTATTGATGTGTTAGCGCAAGAACTTGTTGTTGCAGCATTACGCCCATTAAATTTAGCCAATGGCAATGTTTTTAGCGTAGAGGGAACATCTTTCACAGCTCACTACGTGCATAGCTCTACAGAAGGAGAGTTAGAAGATGATTTACGCTACCGTGCGACCGCTTTTCAATTGGGCGTAGACCATGTGCTTACCGTACCAGGAGAAAACCCAATTCGTGGCGTACTAGAACTCAATAACGAAGTCATTGCCTTTCGAGATAACGGAGAAAAGTGCGGTGGATTTATCAGCTCAAGTCAAGGATGGTCAGCCATACCGAATACCTATCTAGTTAAACTAAAAAACGTGGTAAAACCTGAGAATTTACTGAATGGTGCTGAGTTTATATCCGCTAGCAGTCGTGGGATTATCCATTCAGTCACGCTTGCCCCAGATAATTTATCTGGTTACGTGGTTCTCTCTCAATCGGTTATTGAAAATCAACCTTTACAAATAAAAGGGGAGACTGTTGCAACCATTGATCACTGCGAGTTAGTCAAATTATCAAAAGGATTGTCTTGGCACTTTATTTATCACAATTTTTATGGCGGTGCAGATACATTTTATGCTTACGGCTGTAATGGAGAGCAAATCATTGAAGTGCGGCCAAATGGGGTAATCGTTCCAATTTTGGTGAATAGTAATAATCCGCAATATATCTGTGCACACCGTAATCACTTATTTGCCTCTTTCCCAGGTGGGCAATTAGGACATGCTTTAGTGGGGCGTCCTAACCAATGGTCGGTTTTACTCGGTTCAGAACAATTGGGGTTAGGTGATGAAATCACTGCACTTTCTTCCACTGTTGGTGGGGTATTAATTATTGGTTGCCGCAATAAAATAGCGGGGCTTTATGGTTCAGGGCGTGATGATTGGGTTTTAAAAGAAGTTTCTTCTATCGGCATTGTACCTGAAACATTACAAACAACATTCGTTCCTTTAGCTATTAGTAAAAATGGTATTACACGCATCGATCAAACTGAGCAATTTGGCGATTTTCGCTTAAGTGAAGTAGATGCCAATCGTAAACTAGGTTTCGACAAGCAACATTACAACATTACTTATACTTCCACAAAACCGAAATCAAATCAGATTCGGTTCTATTCCAAAGAAGGTCGTCATATTTGTATGATGTTACAAGCTGATGGATCAACACGGAGTACATTTTTTACTTATCCTGAGATTTTACGTGGGGTATGGCAATCACCAGAACAAGTTTACTTGGCTTTTGATGACGGTAAGGTATATCGCCAATCTGATAAATGTTATTCCTTTTCGGGAAAGCCAATTGATTGGATTATTAAAATGGCATTTAACCATTGTGGGTCGCCAACATTGATTAAAAGTTGGCATAGCTCAGAATTGCAAGCGACTACAGAGGGAAAATCTAAATTAAGTTATCGTTTCGATCTTGATTACAATTCTAACTACCATGCATCAACATTGAGCAAGGATTTGCAAATCGCTGGTGGCGGTGGGCGTTGGAATGATTCCTTTTGGAATGATTTCCTATGGTCAGCGGAAGATTATTCCACACCAACATTCTATTTATCTGGCTACAGTCGCAATATCGCACTGTCATTTTCTGGTTCATCTATTTACTCCCCACAATTTGAAATCAGTGGGCTTATTCTCAACTACATAACTCGGAGAAATTATCGTGTCTGATGAAAAAAGAACGTGGTATCAACGCACCCATCAATTTACCCCTTACACCAAGGCAGATGGCACGGCAGTTTCTGATGAATTTGATGCCATCCAAGCGAGCTTTGAGCGTATCCCAACAATGCGTGATGATGGAAAAGGCTTTGCAACCAGTCCATTAATTCCCGAACCTAGCGACCCAAATCATCCTGTTCCATTCAAAATGCTAACGGAAACAGAAGCCAGTGTGAATAATGCACGTGATGATGTCATCCAAAAAGCACAACAAGTTGCATCAGCCGCGCAAGAGGTTGCAAAAAACACCCAAATCACTGCGACCAATACACAAACGGCTCAACAAGCTGCGACTTCTGCATTATCAAGCAGCCAATCTGCGGATGAATCAGAAAATATGGCGCGTAAATGGGCATCTAATCCTGAAAATGAAGTTGTTTTAGATGAAAAATATTCTGCTTACCATTATGCACAAAAAGCAGCACAATTAGCCGTAAATTTAGCAAGTGCGAAATCATCTGCAACACAAAGTGCGACTATTGCTACACAAAAAGCAGAGGAAGCGACGCAAGCAGCCAAAAAAGCGGAAAGCCTTGCTGTTGGAGAGGTTGATTATGCCAAGGTGCTTAATGTACCACGCTCAAACATTAATACCGAAGGGATCGTGCAACTAAGCTCAGCTACTAACAGCGACAGCGAAACCGAAGCTGCAACATCAAAAGCCGTGAAAACCGCCTATGACAAAGCAGTAGAAGCCAAAACTACCGCAGAGAGCAAAGTAGGATTAAGGGGCAATGAATCGATTCAAGGTACCAAAAGTTTTGAATCTAAAATCATTGGGTTTCGTGGCATTGGGGTGGCTGATTCGCAAACTTATGCAAATGCTAATCATCTCTTAAATATGGGGGCGAATGATGGCGACGGCTGGATAGAGTATAAAAAAAGTAACCGAGCTATCGGCATCATTCGTATTCGGGCAAATGGGGAATTGTCATATAACAATCAAAAAATCTACCACGCTGGGGCAAAACCCCAATTTAATACGGATATTGAAGGCAAGCCTAATACACTTGCAGGCTATGGCATCGGGAACTTTAAAATTGAGACTTTTGTTGGCAATTTAAACACCCTCAAAACTGATGGGATTTATGCAATTACGCAAGCAAGCCGCTCTCAAAATCTGCCCGTATCGACCAGTTGCCACATCCAAGTTATTGCTGGAGGTGATGGCACTTGGTGCCGTCAATTAGCTTATGTGGCATATAGCACCGATGTGTACGAGCGACATCAGACAAGTTATCAAACAGATAGTTGGTCGGCTTGGAAAAAACTTAATACCGATGGCATCCCTACTGGTGCGGTGGTGTCATTCCCTCGTGCGGTAACCAATCCAGTTGGCTTTTTAAAAGCAAACGGCTCGACATTTAACCAACAAACCTTTCCCGATTTATACCGCACTTTGGGCAACAGCAACAAACTCCCTGATTTAACCCGTAGCGATGTGGGGATGACGGCTTATTTTGCCGTGGATAACATTCCCACTGGCTGGATTGCCTTTGATTCAATCAGAACAACCGTTACACAGCAAAATTACCCTGAGTTATATCGTTACTTAGTCGGTAAATATGGTTCTATTTCAAATGTGCCATTAGCTGAAGACCGATTTATTAGAAATGCATCAAACAATTTATCTGTTGGTGAAACGCAAAGTGATGAGATTAAAAAGCACGTTCACAAAGTGAGAACACACTGGGTTAATTCAAGTGATAGTAATATTTTTTATGACAAAACGAAAACAGTTATAGATTCACGATTACGCACTGCAACTACAACTGATGATAATCTCAGTGATAATGGATTTATGCATCCGCTATTAGATAGCCCAATGGCTACGGGGGGAGCTGAAACAAGACCGCGAGCGATTGCTCTCAAATTATGCATCAAAGCAAAAAACACATTTGATGATGTGCAATTCTGGGTGAAGGCATTCGGTGTTGTTGAAAATGCTGGGGCTTTAGATGCGGGTACACTTGCGCAAAATATGCAAGCGTTATCTGAGAGTGTTGAACAAAAAATAGAAGAGAATAAACAATCAACTTTGCGAGAAATCACCAATGCAAAAGCTGATATAAATCAGCAATTTTTGCAGGCAAAAGAGAATTTATCTCAAATTGGCACATTAAAAACAGTCTGGCAAGGTAACGTGGGTTCTGGGCGAATTGATATATCAGAGAAGTGCTTCGGTAAAACGTTAATTTTATATCTTCAATCATCAGAAAGGCACAGGCTTGATGATAATAACAATATTGAAATCGTCAGTTTTGAAGTGGGTGCAGAAATTGAAGGTAAAAAAGGCGGCAGAGTTCGTTGGCTTGATGTTCGTGAAGTAAATGCACACAGCAATGGTGGTAGAGCTACTTATTATGTAGAAGTCAAGAGATTCGATGTGACTGTTGATAGAAACGGTACAACAATACAAATTCAAGATCTTGCTGGTCGTTTTGTAAAACGCATTGATATTCGATGAAGGAGTGATAAATGAAAGTCTATTTTTTAAAAGAAAATTTGAATAGTTATCAAATTTTCCCTATTCCTCAAAACTTAAATGATTTTGTGGAAATGGAAGTAGAAAACGAATCAGAGCTTGAGACTAAACAACTTATTGATTTTAAAAGTCAATACATTCTAGTTGATAGACAACCAACAGAATTACACAAATGGAACGGAAACAGCTGGGTTGTTGATAAAAAAAAGAAAACTGAAATTAAGCGTGAACTCATTAAAAATCTAGTTGATAGCATTGATGATACAGCGGCTAACATTAGTGCAAGATGGACAAGGTTTGCCGAAGAGTATAAGGAGCGAGAAGCTGCCGCTATTGCCTTTAAAGAAGCAAATTTTGCTGGAGAAGTAAGCGTTTATATCAGCAGTTTTGCAACGGTTGCAGGTCTTGATAATCAGTCTGCGTCACTTTTGATTCTTCAGCAAGCAGAAAGCTTGCGTACATTGCAACAACAATTAGCAGTGCAAAGAATGCGTAAGTATGAGTTAAAGCATGAGGCGTTGAGTGATGAAGAACTGCAACGTATTCATGACGATATTATAGGTAAAATGCAAACATTAGCGGAGGCACAACAATGATAGGCGCTAAAATCTATCTCGCATTATACAAAGGTAAAAAAACGGGTAAAAACCCGAGCGCACTTTTGGCACGTTTGAGTGACTGGCTCACTCGTAAATTGACAAAAGGCGTGTATTCGCATTGTGAAATTGCAGTAATGAAAGAAGTATTTGTCAGTGGGCATCACTATGAAACAGAAGTGATGTACGAGTGTTATTCGTCTTCAATTCGAGACGGCGGCGTGCGTTGCAAACAAATTGATGTGTCCGATAATACCAAATGGGATTTAATTCCGCTCGACGGTGTAACCGAAGCACAAATCAAAGCCTATTTTGACCGCACTTTGGGCTGTAAATACGACTGGTGGGGTGCTGTCGGGATTGTGCTCGGCATCAAACAAAAACGATCAAAATATTTTTGCAGTGAATGGTGTTTTAATTGCATTAAAAATAGCAATGAAGGCTGGCGGTTTAGTCCGAATCAGCTTGCTGTTGCTTTTACCACCGTAAGTAATAATTAAATAAATTTTCAACAAGAGGCTGCGAAATAAGCGGTCTTTTTTTTTTAGGAGAATATATGTCAATTCTAGGTTCTATGACGGATGCGGTGAATAAAACTAAAACACCGCAAGCCCCAACAATTTCCACTCAATCTCCGACAAAAGATACATCACAGACAATGGCAGGTAATGTCTCTAATTTATTAAATAGCAATTCACTTTTAATGAATAGCGCGGCTGCTAAAGGAGAACGTATGGCAGCTAATCGCGGCTTGCAAAATTCAACCATTGGTGTGGAATCTGCTCAACGTGCAATGCTTGATGCGGCAATACCAATTGCAAGCCAAGATACGCAAAATGCGTTTGCGGAAAAACAAACTCGCTTACAAGCTGATTTAAATTTCCAAAACCAAAGTAAGCTCAATCAGCAACAAAATCAATTCACCGCATCGCAGGCAGAATTAGAACGCGGTCATCAGCGTGGAATGGCGCAATTACAATCTGACCTAGCTTATAACAATCAAAGCAGATTGAATCAGGCTCAGAATCAGTTTACCGCATCTCAAACTGCACTTGAACGGCAACAACAAAAAGATATGGCGAATTTGAATCATCAAAATGAGATGAAGAACTTAAATGCGCAAGTTGCGGCGAACACTATTGGTAAATCCATTGATTTCACCATGCAAATCACCAGTAACTTCGATGCGCAAATAGCCACGATCTTGAATAACTCGAATATGAAAGCTGAGGATAAAACAAAGGCTATTGAGCAGCTAAAAGCAAGTCGAGATTCAGAGATTCAATTTATGAGTAAGTTTATGCAGGGAATTCCGACCACGCGACAAAACTGGTCGTCATTTCCTAGCTTAGGTGTTCCGTCAGTTCAAATTAGTTAAGAGGAGAAAGGTTATGGCGTTTTGGGATGGTGCGTGGGATGCAATTAGTGGCGCTGGTAAATGGCTGGGGGAAACAGCTGGAAGTGCAATGGATTGGATGGACAACCATAAAGCAGCAAGTAATATTATCGGTAATGTTATTGCTGGTGCTGGTGGTTACTTTGCGCAAAAACAAGCTGGTAAAGATTTGATCAATCAGCAACGTGAGTTATTAAATCTGCAAGATCAGATGAAATCAAAATATTCAGCCGTACCAGATGCGGATTGGTCGTATAAAAGTTTGACAGTGGATGATTCTCCTGGATTGGCAAATGGCGGTATTTTGACTGAAATGAAGAAACGTTCTGAAACTAAAGGGGCTAACAATGGCAGAGTTGCATGATAGTTTTGGTGAGTCAATGGAAAAAGCTGGCTATGAGCGAGCTAGTGATTCTGATTCATCCTTTTCCGGTGGAGGTGGTTGGCGAGAAGATAACAGTAGTGATAGTTATCGTAGTACGTCAGATAGATGGAATGACCATAAATTTAGATACGGAAAAGACAAAGTCTATACTGATGCATTTAATGAGCGAAGAAATAACTCTAGTTGGAGCGGTGGTCATAGCGCAATTAGCCGAACAATTAGTGAAAAATATCATTCACTTTCTAATGGGCAAATGAGCGCCGCCGTTCCTGAAAAAGATCAGAAAACACTCACTGGCGGTTTGTTTGGAAAAAGTTACTCCAATGCGCCTTATTCTGAACGCACTCCTTCTATATTTGATAGAAACATACGTGGTTCAATGACATTAAATAACGGCGATGTATGGTCAAGCGATCCCCAATATTCATCCGTTCGAGAACGGGCGGACATCAATAGTTACGACCGTATTAAACGGGGCGAAGAATTGAACTTAATTGGTCGTGCTGTAGGAGGCGTTTTTAGTGGGGTGGGCGGGGCAGCAACAACGCCAGTTGGCAAAATTGCTGAAAGTGCGGCAAATTTTGGGCTTTCCCACGTTGGGGATTTATCTCGACAATTCAAAAGCAACCAAGAGCAAGCGTATTATGATAGCCTCACTCCAGAGGGGAAAGCGTATTACGATACAAGAGTAGATTTCATCAATAAGTCCTATAAGAATGCTCGGGAAAAATATGAAACGAACGATAAATGGATTGATAGAGGTATTACAGCTGCACAAGTCGGTTTATCTGCTTTAGGGCCTCCTGGTGCAATGCTAGGGTCTGGGATTGGTTTATTAGGTAAAGCGATCAACAAAAAAGACACGATGACAAAATCATTACGTGATTTAACAGAGACGCTTAACTCTAACGCATTAAATAACCACATCGCACAACAAAATGAATTAGCTGAAAAAGAACGTCAAGCCTATAAGGAATTTATGGCTGGGCGTGATTTACGCAGTGACAATACACAACCAAAAGGCATACTGAACACTATGCATAATCGTATGCAAAATATAGATCCTGATAAACAGGTCAAAACGAGTGACGTTCCTAACCTAAGAAATTATTGGGCAAATATCATCGTATCATAGGAGAAATTCATGGGCATTTTAGATTCAATGACACAACAATCACAACCGCAGACAACAGAACAAAGTGCGGTCGAAAATCCACAGGGTTCACAACAACAGGGAAGTATGGCGCAGATGTATCAAATGTTGATGCAAAATTCCATTAATGCTATCGCAAATGTTGCGCAACAACGTATTCAAGAAAAAGGTCCCGAAGAAGGTATTGCCGATTTAGTCGCAAAAGCAATGATTTCAAATCTTCAGACCGCGCAACAAAATGGAAAAACTATTCCGCCGCAAGTGATGATGCAAGTCGCTAAAGATTTAGCTATGCAATTATTACAGCAAGTTGGTGTGCCAGAAGAGCAAATTGATGATGTATTGATTGATATTTTAATGAATGCGCTTGAGCAATTTGGCGAAGCAACGCACGGTGCGTTACCTCAGGAAGAAGAACAGCAATACGTTGATATGATCAACAAAGTATCTGAAATGGAAAGCCAACGTCGTGCGCAAGTGCAAAACGGTCAATCAAAACCAATGCAACAAGGGGCATAATTTATGGGATGGGGTGGAATTTTAGGTGCGATGACACAAGGATTGGGAACTGGTATTGTCAAAAATGTTGAGCAAGGGTGGAAAGATGAAGAAACTCAAAAGTTGTTAGATTGGAAAACGGCAGAAGCCGACAAACAACGTGCTTTTGATAGTGAATTGCTTGATAAAAAATACAAGCACGAGTTTGAGCTTGAAGATCATAGAACCCGTAATGAAATTTCAGCGGCGGCTGCAAAAGCTCGAATTTCAGCACGTTATTCTCATGGTGGTGAATCAGAAGCGCAAAAAAATCTTCTTGGCGCAACTCAAACGCTTGGTATTTATGATAGCCAATTACATTCCTTGCAAGAAAAATTGTCCGCAACAGAAGATAAAGAGCAACAAAATGCGATTGCAGCAAGAATCAATGCTGTTTCTGCTGAACGCGAGAATTATCTTAAACGCCCTGATACAATCGCTGCATTTAAGGGGGCTGGCCAGATGGGACAAGCGCTTTATATGACTGGTGGTGGTAATATGGATTTGTACAATCCGAAACCAGTGGAGCGCGAAACGGTAGCTGAGGATGTTAAATCTTCTGTCGCTCCTCCTGTGCGCAATATGATTGATGTAAATAATCTCACTCCACAACAGGCGGCAGATATTGCAAGACAGAAAAGTGAAGATGCCGCTCGTTTGCAGTTTTCCAAAGCGTCAGCGGATGCTAAAGACTGGGCGCAAAAACGTACACAGTATCAATCATCAACTTTCATTCCGCGAATATTCTAA